CCAACCAGCTCGACGCCCTCACCGCCCTCGTCTATAACGTCGGCCTCGGAAGCCCTGATCTCAAAAATAAGCCCGGCTTCTATCGAAGCAATATGCGCGCCAAACTCCTTTCCCGGGATTTTCCCGGCGCCGCTACCGAGTTCGATGACTGGGTCTACTCCAACGGCATCCTTATGCCCGGCCTCGTTACCCGCCGCCACATCGAACGTGAACGCTTTCTGACCCCTTCCCCTTAACCTCCCCGGCTTACACTAAGCGGGTTAGAGAGAAAATGGGCAGGAAATTGTGTGGCAGGGGCAGATTTTCAGCCGCACGTCCCGCGCGGGTCCTGGGCCCGGGGCTCGGGAAATAGGGTCGAGATCCGAATCGCCGGCTCGAGATGCCGGCGCCGCCTGGCGCCAGGCTGGCCGCTGAAAACAAATGGCTTGCGGCTGTTACGTTTGCTACGACGAACATCGTAATAACCGCAACAGGAGAGCCCAGAGGCCGGCCGGCCTGTGGAAAATTCTGTGCAAATCTTTTTCAGGAAAACCGCCAAAATTGCCGGCTGTGCCGGTTAACTGCCGCAGTTTGTTCAGTTTAGAGATCTACGACTTTTGTGGGATTTACGTCCGGCAGGCAGCTGCCGCATGATGGCCAAGTCATGCAAGCCAGGTTAGCAAATAGGCCGCATGGCCGGAGGGTGAAAATGAATTATCAGGACAGGGCAAGTGAGGCTTACGAGCGTGAATGTGCAATCCGGCTGCTGTTTCGGGCGATTGGCCATGTTCACGTCACGATGAATTCGTTCGAGACGGCAATGGCGGTAATGGATGCTGAACGGATTCTGTTGGAAGCAATCACGACAGTGCAATTCTCGCGTGTGCCGTTCTGGAGGGCGAACTAAATGAAAAAACTAGCATTCTGGTTCTGGTTCATCACCAACCACCGCTACATGTCACAGGGCACGGCTAGCATGCTGCTAAGTGCTTACCGCTCAACGCAATCGCGGGAAAGAGAGGACTGGTAATGAACGGCGTAATGGCGGTTGAGGTTACCGGGAACTCAAAAGTCGGGAGGATAAGCATTACCAAAGTAAGTATTACTGGCAGCTGTGATCCGACATGCCCGTTTATGGACGAAGGCTGCTATGGGCAGCAGTTCCGCTCGGGCATGCAGAACGCGAAGCTTCAATCCGAGTCCAAGCGTAGCACACCTGAAGAGCTGGCGCAAGCGGAAGCCGACGCCATTGGAATGCTATCGGGGAAATTGCCGATGCGCTTGCACGAATTCGGGGATTGCCGGACGAACGAGGCCGCTTCGATAGTTGCGCGAGCGTCGAAACGTTACAGCGGCAGGCACCTGCAAAAAGTGTGGACGTACACACACGCCTGGCGGAAGGTGTTGCGGAAGTACTGGGGGGGAGTATCGGTGCTGGCGAGTTGTGAGACGGCGGCGCAGTGTGCGGAGGCGATGCGGAAGGGGTATGCGGCGTCGATAGTGGTGGACTCGCATGCTGGGCGGACGAAGGCGTACACGGTAGCGGGGGGAGACGGGCCGATGAAATACATTCCGTGCCCGGAGCAGACGGGGAAGACGGCAGACTGCACGACATGCAAGTTGTGCTGGGACGATAAGCGGCTGCTGAAGGATAGAGCAGTGATAGTGTTCGCGGCGCACGGGCAGGGGGCGAAGAAGGTAAAGACGGCGTTGGTAGCGATAGCGCTTTCGGAGTAGCGAACTAGGGGCTCAGTGACAGTGAGTCTCTACTCCGCGACTAGCGGAAGGAAAGAAACCGGAGGGAAGGAGAACAGGCAATGACGAACACGAGAGTAGTAGCGGGGCGGGTGTACCGGTACCACGCGGTGGGGCTGGACAAGTGGTCGAGCGGGTATCGGCCGGATATACGGGAGGGGTGGCTGGTGCGGGTACGGAAGCCTCCGTTTGGGTGCGGTAGTAAGCGGACGGTGAACTGCGGGCACTGCTATGTAGAGCACCCCGAGACGAAGCAATTTTTGGGCATGGTACTTGTGGGCTCGCTAGTACCGGTGGCAGGTGGGCGATGAAGGCTATTTGCTGCACACCGACTGACCGGATAGCTGGGGAGCGGAATGACTGCACGGTGCGGGCGATGACGTATGCACTTAGCCTGCCTTACGCGGAGGCGCACGCGGTGTTGAAGGCGGCGGGGAGGAAAGACGGGAGGGGGATGGTATTCACGAGCTGGATGGACAGGCAGAGTGAGATAGCGAGGCGGAAGGTGAGGATGATTCCGCTGGTAGAGCTGGCGCCGGTGACGGTAGCGATGCGGAAGCGGGTGTTGTTGGAGGATGTGTACTACGCGGGGAGGATGAAGCGGGGTCGGTACATCATCGTGACGACGAACCACGCGCTGGCGATGATTGGGGGGTACATACACGATGGGGGGAAGCCGAAGCGGCGGGCGCGGGTGTTGCGGGTATATGAGGTCGAGATAAGGGAGGGGAAGTGATGGAAAAGTCAGAAGCTTTCGAACGTGGATTCAGAGGCGGGACGAACGACTACCGCTTAGGGTATCGCAGTCTTTACGCGTGGTGCTGGTCGACGGCGGAACCACAATACAAGCAGGAGTACTCACAGGGGTATCAGTCAGGGTGGTTAACGGCGCAGATGGAGGGGAAGTGATGTACGAAGCGGAGCGATGGATAGCGGCGGTGGTGGTGGTGCTGATCTACGGGGCACCGCTATGGGGGATGCTGGTAGGGGAGATGGTAGGGAAGAGGGAGCGCTAGTACCTGCGTTGGGCGCCTAGTGACGGTAGGCGCCGACCAGAGGTAAGCGAGATGAACGATGCCGAAGAAGTGCTGGAAGTGATAGCGGAGTGGTGGAAGGAAGGGATGGAGCCGTTGAGTCCGTACGCTGAGATCACGCAGAACGACGAAGAGTCGATATACACGGCGGTGGTGCGGGCGCTGACGGTGTTGCGGCTGGACCGGAAGATGATGGCGAAGGGAGGGAAGGGGACACAATGAAACGAATTGAAGTGCAAGTAACTTTCTACGTGGAAGCGGACAGCGTAGACATAGCTTACGAACGGGTTGCGAGAATGATCGACGCCAAAGCCGACGACATTCACTTTGAAACCACGAACACAATTATCCAGGAAGGCGAGGGGGAGCAATGACGAAACCAGCAAACTACGGTAACCATTTGGGGCTAATATGTCCGCGCTGTAAGGGCGGGGGGGAGCTGAAGGTAGAGGCGGTGGTGGTGGTGCGGTTGACGGAGAGTGGAGTGGAGCAGGTATCGGACACGATGTGGGAGGAGGACGGGCACGTGATATGCGACGGGTGCGGGTGGGAGGGGAAGGCGGGAGAGATGGAGGAGGAGGAGTAGCTGCGGCATTGGGCGCTCGGGTGACAGTCGAGCGCCGATTGAGGTAGCTAACCTCGGGAGGGATAGGAGATGAACTACAGAGTAGGGGACGTAGTGAAGTACCGGACGTTTGGGGGGCAGCTGCGGCGGGTGAGGGTAACGCGGAAGGAGGCAGACGTAAAGAACGGGGAGCCGGGGTTTGACGGGAAGCTGCTGGACACGATCGAGCGCGGGGCGTTGGTGAAGGCGAGTGCGTGGCACGAGGAGGTGTGGGGGTATGACCGGCAGATCGTGGAGGTAGAGGGGAAGGAGGAGGAGGAGGAGCATCCCGAGACCGACGAGCACTTGGCAGGGTGCGTATGGTGTATGCGGGAGCATGACAAGGGCTTGCCGGACGCGTAGTCGGAGAACTGAGGGCGCACAGTGACAGTGTGCGCTGTCGGGCGTGACTACGCCGAGGAGGTAAGGGCAATGAGAACGGGAGACTGGAGACGACAATGAAATCAGACGTTTGCAAGTGCGGGCACACAAAAGACGAACACGTGACTGGTATCGGACCGTGCAATCACAAAGATTACTACGTGGGCGGATTGCACTGTATTTGCTATCAGTTTGACCGGGTTGACGCGTGGACGATCGCGGTTGACGACTTTCGGAAGGAGTCGAAATGACGCGGATCGACAAGCGGAAGTCGAGGTTGGTATTCGAGACGAGCGAGTGCGTACGGGAGCGGGGGCGACTGCGGGAAGTAATCTTCGAGGCAGAGAACGGATACGTAATGAAAGTGAGGCTGAAGGGGATGCGGACGGGCTACGAGATCTCGCCGGCGGGGATATATAACCTGGCGGTGCGGGTAAGTGTGGAGAGGGCGAGGGCGGAGCGGAAGAAGGGGAGGGCAGGGCGATGACGGTGGAAGAAGCGATGTACTGGGCAAGAAGAGAAGCGCTCGAGGAAGGCGAAGACGAGGGCGGTTGCGTGGTATGCGGGATTGGACCGCGCACGTACGATGGGCGGTATTGTGGCCTGGGATGCGCCAGGAGGGACGAGGAGGAGGCTGGTGAGGTGCAATGGTGCCGGGAGTGCGGGCGATGGCCTGGAGAGGTCGAGACGATGGAGTTGGGGGTATTGTGCGGGGAGTGCGCGACGGAATTGAGGGGGAAAGAGTGGGGATGAACGAAGAGATATTGACCTTGGGGCGGCTCTGGTGGGAAGGGGTGTGGCTGCTGGTAAGGGCGGGGGTAGGGGTGGTCGTCTACCCCTTCTTCCGGTTATTCCGGTTATTCGTGAGGCGGTGAAAAAATGGGCTTGTTTCTCAAAGCTTGCTGGTATATTGTAGGGGTGTTTGCGGGGGTATTTGTATGGTTGGTGGTGGGGGCAGCAATGCTGAAGCTGCCGCACTATCCGCTGTGCCGGTGTAAGGGGTGCCGGGGTGGGGGGAGATGAAAGAGAAGTTTGAGAAGTGGGAAGTAGAGTTTGGGCCGGCGAAGGCTGGTGGGGACAGGTGTGACGAGTGCGTGCACTTCGAGCCGTGGCGGCACGGGTGCGGGATCGTGAAGGGCGTGGTAAAGGCGAGTGAGTGGTGCAATCAGTGGAAGGAGGCGAGGGAGAGATGAAGCAGACGTTTGCGGAAGGATGTGCCGGGCGGCCGGGGCACATGGCGATAACGCGGTACCCGGAGGACGAAAGGAAGCTCAACGCGAATTGGGTTTACTTCAGGGCAATGCGGCGGCAGGGGCCACCGGAGCGGGAGAAAGTTGTAGAGGTAGGCTACTACAAAATCGACAGAGATGAACTGAAGAAGTTATTGGAGGAGGAGGAGGAGAGATGAAGCTGACGAAGGGGGTGCGGGCGTGGATCGCCTCGCAAGCGCGGAAGGGAGGGAAGGCGCGGTGGGCTGGGGTGGAGAAAGCAGCGCGGACGGCGCACGGGAGGAAGGCGGCGGCGGCGCGGTGGGGGAAGAAGCGGGAGGACTTAAGCGGGAATCCGACGGGGATGATTCACTGGGGGGTGGAGAAGTGACGGGGCAGGAGGAGGTGGAGGAACTGTGCCAGCGGAAGCGCACAGACCTCTCCCCCGGATTCCCCTTAGAAGTCTAAGCAGTCTGCGAAATTTGTTTTCGCGGGAATTTTAAACTCGTTTAGGGAAGGAGCACAATGCTGAAACTGGAAGGCAAAATCGTCACGCTGTTGAGCCGCTCGGCCACCGAGGATGGCGTCAGCCACGCCGTCATCCTCGTCCTCGGCCAGAAGACCGTCAACGATCTGTTTCGCCTGCTCGAGATCCAGAACCTCGAGGCTTGGGGCTTGGACGAGCGCGTCACCATCTCCATCGAGTCCCAGTACGATAGCCTGCTGCGCGAGCAGAACGACATGCAGAAGGAACTCAAAGACCTGGCCACCGAAAACGCCAAATTCAAGTTCCCTGATGACGACGATAAGGGAGAGAAAGGAGGCCCATCGAGCTAACCACCTAGTTGGGAAACTGAGCAGCACCCAGTGGTGTGCTGCTCGGGGGGAACGCAACTCCGCTTCCTGCCGGCAAACACAAAAAGCCGCTCTCACTGCCTGAGGGGCGGCCCTCCGGTGGCCGGCGGGACGCAACGGCTGAGCGCGAGCGTTTCCCCCGAGGAGTACACCAAAATGGGAGACCAAAATGAATCCAAAAACTTACGACCAACTGCTCCTCGAGGCGCTCTTCGCCTGCGCCGCCCGCGGGCGCGATGCGCTGAGGGAGGATGCCGTCCTCGGGCGCAGCTGCAAGTGCGGCGACTGCTGGTCCTGCGCCGCCTGGGAAGCCTACCACTCGCTCGACGGAGGAGGCCTCGCTTGTCCACCAAAACTTGGCTGATCCCCTACTTCGTAGCTGTGCTATTGTCACTCGTGGCTCTGGGCTTTCAGGAAGCCGTCATCCAGGGCCAGCGCCATCAGATCCACGATCTCCGGGTCCTGGTCATGGAGCATTGCGGAGGGCGCTTCCAAGCAGGAAGCTAAAATTGCAGGACGACGACGTCGTAGCCATGGTGCGGGAGGCGGAGCGGGTGCTCGAGGAGGAAGCCCGCCGGCGCTGCTGGCGCTGCCAGGCGCTGCTTGATGACGACGGCAACTGCCCGCGCTGCGAGTTCTACGACGCCTGGCGCTAAGGCTTCGCGGTCGGCGCCGGCGCCGGCGCCTTCTGTGGCTCGGGACTGGTAGCTCCCGAGCCATTCTTTCTGTACGCCCAGTACGCCCAGGCGGCCGCCAGCGCGATCAGCGCGTCTTCGAGGCGCACCAGGCCTAAAGAGTTGGCCTCGGTGACCTCGCCTTTGATAGTTACATACGCAAGCCAAGCCAAGATGATCAGGATCAGCGGCCCAAACAGCGCTTTAATGATCACCACAATCGACTTGTTCATTTGGGTGCTCCTGTCGGCGAGGGATGCGGCGCCGACGCCCACTTCACCACGTCGGCCTGGTCGCGCGAGGCGTCAACCTCGATCTGATGCAGCGCCTCGCGGGAATGCTCCGTCAGCTCGACCGCCGCGGGCTTAGGCGGCGCGAACAGCGCGAGGAACAGCGCCACCGCCGCCTGCACGTTCTGGAGAATCGACTGCACCTTCGCGTCGGGGATGTTAGGCAGGACCACAGAGGCGCCGAGCTGGATGATCTTTGAAGCCTTTTCCGCAGCCGACAGCAGGTTATCCTCGAGCACCTCGGCTGCTTGGTGGACGAACGCGGAGACCGACTCGAGGTACTTCGCGGCAGCCTGGATCAAGTCCGAGACCAGGCCCATGGCCATGAGGGTTTTCAGCGCCGACTCGAGCTTGTTCAAGACTTGGCGCAGCGCCTTGAGCGCGCCCGACTCGGTCATGCAGTTGGAGAAGTTGAGGAGGCCGGCGGCGCCGGCGAGGGTCAGGGCTGCCAGGAAGAATCGGCGGCGAGAGATGACCATTGGGGCGGGAACCTCAAGCCAGAGTGGGAAAAATCGGGACAGCTCCCTAGTGAAACTGCCCCAGTGCGCTTATTTGTGTCCGTTCTTTCGTGCTCTCTAACGGTTGATTATACGTGTCCGCCGCCTGACTGGCGACCGGGATCTGGGGGCCCGGAACCGCCGCCTGGCCCGCCTCCCGGGGTCTGATGTCGTTTCGAGGGATCATCCTCGTGCGCCTTTGATGGATCGTGTTGCTTCTGCGGGTCCTCGTGCTCGCCCTCCTGATGCTTGGCTGGATCTTGGTACGCCATTCAAATACTCCTGATTCCGGTTGAGGGCCAGAGCTTGGCTAGGCGGGGCGAAGGACTCCAAGCCGGCGCAGGCGCCTGGCCAGGATAACCAACCCGCTGCCCATGAGGACGAGAGTGAGGGTTTCTGGAACGGGTGGGGGAGTCTCGATCGTCACCGTTCCGCCTCCAACCTCAGCCGTAAGAATCCCGCCAGTAAAGTCGGCGCTGCCCAAAGTCAGCGATATCGAGCCCATGGAATCGAAGCCGGTTCCGAGTCCCAGCGCCGCGAGCACGCCTGGCGCCACCTCGGTCACGGTGATGTTAGAACCGAAGTGCCCGACGCCGTCCGGGTAGCTCGATCCGAGCGTCGACGCGCCCAGGATGCTGCCCTCGAGGAACACATGGCCCATGCTGTCCTCGATGATGATTGAGCCAGGCCCGCCATTGGAGAACGAAGCCACCAAGGGCGGTCCAACGATGAAGCTCGTGGCTGTGCCGGTGGTGCCTGAAGCCGTGGCGCTGATGGTGGTCGAGTTGCCGGTGTTGTCGTCGCGGACGAGGATGATGGTCGAGGGGCCGAAGGCCAAGCCTGAGGCTTGTGCGGTTAAGGGGCTCGAGGTGAAGTTAAAAGTTATCTGATCGGCGAATGCGGCTGAGACGATCAGCAAGGGGAGCGAGAGTAGCAGGACCCGTTTCACGACACCCTCCTTCGGCCGCCCGAAGCATATCACAAGAAGCGATTCAGTTAGCTTGAAAATCCGTTGACTGAAAATCCTCCAACATACCGCCGAGGCAGTCGTCGCAGCGCTGGTAGTAGTCGTCGAGGCCTTCGCAATCGGGATCGCTGTGGATCCACTCGTCACCGCATTCCGGGCATACATGCGTGTGCATCGCGGAGGGGGGCTGGCGGGAGAGGGTTGAGTGGAAGGAGACCGAAGCCACCCCGCCAGCCACACGGGACATTCCGTTATCGTTCCGAGCGAATTGTATCACTGGACGCGGTTCGACGAACAATTCCAGGGCCAATAGGAAGCATCGCAGTTGCCGTAACATGCACCACAGCCATCAGAGGTGCAGGGTGGGCAGTAGATGTCGCATTGCAAGTATTCGCAATTCCCGAGATAGATCATCCACGGGTTACACCATCTGCCGACGCAGGTGGTGACGTCGGGCGGCTGGATGCCATCGCTTATCGGAGCGAACCCACAACTTTTTGCGGCTGGCGATTTCGGGATCGCACAGCCGTTGGTCTCCTCGGCGAGTCCGTTGTCGTAGGTAGCGTGTTCGATAGCCTCTTTGTCGGTCCACTCCGAGCCGTCAGCGAACCGGACGCGGAGCAAGCCGATCTCGACGAGCACAACCGGTGCCTTGGTTTTGGCTGCCAGTTTCCCCAGAGCACTTGCCGTTCCGGCCCCGCTCAGGGATTCGGGCAGGTCAATCGTGACTTCCTTCGCGGGATCAAGGTCAACTGTCGCGGTGCCGGCGTCAATCACAGGTTCTATCGAGTATGGACAGGTATTCGGGCTGGTAATCTTCCAGCCGTAATCGATTCGGTTGACGGTTTTGGTGGTGTAGTTATGAACCGTGATCTGGGTCAGGATGGTGTCCACGCCGGTAGCTCTTTCGACGATGTGAACACCGCTGGGATGTTTAGGGTCGTACCCCTGTTTCGCGACGGCAGGGATGATTGACACCTGCGCGACTAGACTCGATGCCACGAAGACCGTGGCTATGCTTAACGTTCTGGTAAATGGGCCCATACAATCCTCCTTCACTGAAATTTACCGGTTGCTTTCTCTTTGAACGAGTAGCGCTTACCCATGTTGGCGCGGTTGAGCGACTTGTTGCGCTCGACCAGCTTGCGATAGCCCTGGAGGCGACCGAAGATGCTCTTGACGCCTTCAGGGGCAAAGTTTTGCGGGGACAGGACGAAGTCGCGCAGCAGGCGAAACTCCTCCGCGGTCAGCTCGCCCTTGATCTGGTTGCAGCTGGGGCAGGAGATGGTGAGGTTGGAGATGGCGAGGTCGTCGGCGATGGCGAGTCGGCTGAGGGGGCGCATGTGATCGATCTCCGAGTTGAGGAGGTCGACAGGTTGATAGCAATAGACGCAGGCGGTGGTGCCGTCGTTGGTGAAGCGGGACTTGAGCCAGGCGCGGAACTGATCTTTGGAGAAGGGGAGACAGAAGCGATACTTCTGGACGCGCTCGGCCATGGCATTGTAGCGCGAGCCGGAGATCTCGGTAAACTCACGTTCGTCGGTCAAGAGCCGGCCTCCGTCCTTCCACAGATGGCCCTGGTGTTTCGTCTTGCTTTTCATGGCAGTGGCAGATGCGGCCACCGATCAGGTGGCCGAACATGCGATAAACATCAGCGAGGGCGTCAAACCTGCCTAGGAGGTAAGCGTCTTGGTAATGGTTTTCCGGTTCGCGATGTATGAGCTCCAGGATCCAGGCACGGACCTCGGCGACGGGCATGACTACTTCATCCACGCCCCCATCATAAGGGCTTTGTCAATCCCACCTAAGTGACTTCACTTCAGTCCAATGAAACGTCGTCATGCGGGGGTGATTGGGGTCATGCTGCTTCTTGAGCGTAACCCGGACACAGTCCTCGCCGAGAACCTGCTCGAGTCGTCCCACGCCCGTCGGCGTCCGAACCTTCGATCCGAGGAGCCGGAAAAGCCGCTGATATCCGACGCTGTAGGCCTCAGGGTTCATGTGTCCATATAGCAACTTCTTGTATGAACTTTCGTAACCTATATTTATCATTACGTAACCAGCAGTAATGTGTAAATTCTACCTCTTCTACGACCTTTTACCCCCCCTTATGCGCTTCCTTGAGCATCTAGAGCATCTAAGACTAAGTAGTATATATTACTTATATATACTATAGATGCTCATTAGGTGCTCATTGAGCACCTAAGACACCACCAAGGTGCCACTGACTCACCACCAATGTACCACCTTAGATGCTCATTGAGCACCTAAGAATGAGCTTGAGCACCTAACTGAAAATAAACGACTTAAGCCTTAGGTGCTCTAGGTGCTCATTTGAGGATGTACAGAGGGGGGGTAAAATGTTGGACTACTACTACCGATGTTACTATCAATGCAAGCCTAGTTAGCGAATTCAGGCTACAAGCTGTTGATCGGTGGCGGCAGCTCCCAGAACCAAGGGCTATTAGCGTCTTGCCGTCTGGATTGAACCTTCAGCTTGTCCTTTGCCCGCCTGACGGTGGCCCAGGAGATGCCATGCTTCCGTGCTTCTATGACTAATGCTTTCTGAGGCTGTGGTTCATCTTCCAGCTGCTGACGCAGAAAGTCTAAGGCCTCACCTAAACATGAGCGTTCCTCTTCGTCAGGCTCAGGAGTGAATACCTGCTCCGCCGTCAAGGATGTTGGTACCCAGCTGAACTGATTGTCACTGTCGATCTCATATCCGAGTACCGGTCCCCTAATGCCGACGTTGTTCTTGATGTGGACGATGGCGCGCTGGTCTTCAACCATGCCGGCAAACAGTTCCGACCGGGCTGCGGCGGAGAAGTCGATGGATCCCATGCCGCGGTGGATGGCCTTTTTGTTGTCACTGCCCTTTGTCGGGTGCCGCAGGATCAGCAATACACATTTACGTTTCTGGGCCATTCTGGCCAGCTTGTCGAGGATCGGCCGGGTCTCATTGGCGCGGTAGGCGTCGACCTCGGAGCCCAGATAGCTCTGCAGCGGATCTCCGATGATCAGCCTGGCATTGGTTTGCTCAAGGGCATTATCCAAGATGGAGAGGTCTTCCAAGTGAATCATCTCGCGATAAGCCTGATCGCCTTCTCCGATGATCGATCCATGCAGCACCGCCAGACGTTTGGAATCACCCTCAACGTTATCGAACCGCGGACGTAAGACGTATTCCTCCGGGTTCTCCGCTGAGTAGAAATAAATCACGTTGGCGGGTTCGCGCGAGCCCTCGGCCTCAGTAGGAATGCGCCCGGTGGTAACGGCGGAAGCGATACTCAGTGCGATGTAGGTCTTACCGACATCAGGATCGCCGGTCAGCAACGATATCATTCCGAGTGGCAGGTACGGGTACCACAGCCATTCCACGTCTTTGGGATCAACGCCGTTCAGCCAGACCAGATCCGCCCGCGGGTCATACTTGCCATTGTTGCTATAGGCGTGTTCTGCCAGCTCCCATTCCTGATCGAAAGCCGCTTTGATCATTCTGGGATCGGCGTAGGGCGAGGAACAGGCCGCGGCCACTCCGCGTTCACAACTCTCGAGGAGCGTGCGCAGCAGGGCATAGCGGTTTAACTCCTCGGCATGCCGCTCCAGGGTGCCAACATGTCCGAGCTTCCAGGGTTCGAGATCGATCAGGTAGGCGACACGCTCACCCGGAATGATGGTGACCGCCTGGGCTCCGCTCAGGGCGGTGAACTCATGCGACACCATGGTCAGATCATAGCTACCACCAGATCGATAAAGTTTTCTGAGCAGTATCCACAGCCGAGCGCGATCCTGGTCAGCGAAAACCTGGGGAGCGAGTTTTTTGAGCACCGTATTGGTGAACACCAGCTTCGGGTTATAAAGCGCCGTCGCCAGGATGGTCTTCTCCTGCCGCTCCAGGTAATCGGTAATGAACTGGGCGTTGCCATTCGGTTTACCGTAGTAATTCATCGAGTAACCTGCGTTCCCGCTCTATGTCCATCTCAACCTGCAGACACTGAGCCATCAGCAGGTTGTAATCGTGAACCTTGACGATTCCTACAGCCTCGCCAGGTATGAGGTCCTCCGTCTGGTGAACCTCGATCGGGTGAACCAGCTTGTATTCCGGGCGCTTGTGTTCGACCGTCCATATCGCCGCCTCGATTTCCTCCTTGGTCCACTCGGTGAGCCAGCGTTGGACGGTGGAGGGGCGGGGGCCGGCAAAGGCCCGCACCATGGTTGGTTCCTGGGGGTTAGGGATAGCGCCATAGGTGCAATATGGCGCCGGTCTGCTCCATGCGGTCGTAAAACTCTTGCTCTTCGCGGGTACGCTGCATCGACACGCCCTCCAAAGACGCGATGGCGTGAAGCCTGTCGGGCTAACGTTTTGGAGCCGCCAGCCCGAGCCAGACCCAGTCAACCGGAATCCCGGCCGGAATCCCGATCAAGCCACGATATGCTTCTTTACGGAATTGTCAACGACGATTATTTACACAAACTTAGGGTCAGTTCGCGTTCTTGGGGGCATGGTGCTCTATGAACGCTCGGCCCGAACTAGATTCCGGCTTTTTGGAGTGTGTCAATAAACTCCTCCAGTTCGGGGTGTTTATCCAAGGCATTCAGGGCCGCTTCTATTTTCGCCAGCATAGATTGGAGTTTGTCTCGTTCCATTTCCAATTGCTGACGACGGGTCGGCGGAATATAGGCCGTAGGTGCTCCTGCTACCTGAGCCTGCAAGGCATATTCGTGATCCTTCTCAAAAACGCTCATACTTTCTCCCGTTCTTGTGGCGTGGTTCGCTCAACTTGCGGTCACTTTACGTACTCAACCCACCTTCGCGCAACAGAAAGATTATGTCTTTGTCGGCGTCAGGTAGCAGCATCGGCGGCAACCCTTGGCGATCAGGATGCTGATTGAAGAACTCGATCAGCTGCCGGATATCAAGCTTGTCTTTACGCGCAAAGTGCAAAACCATTAAGCCACCGAAGTGCTTAGCGAAATCGCCGGGTGGTGGGCCGAACACGGTGATAAAACTCAGATCTTCGACCGCGCGCGGATAAAACTTGGCTTCGAACTCGTCGTAGACAGAATCACTGCCTACGAGAATCCACCACTTGCGGGATTCAATCATTTCTACGATTTCCTGTTCATCGCCCAGGAGAAAGTGTATCTGTGACTTCTCTTTGCTCATCATTCGCTCCATTCGATGTCATTGACGCTTCGCCCAGTACGCGAGGAGCAACGGCAGGGCATCATAGGCGGCCAACTTCGCCGCCGCGTTGGAGGGATAAAGCCGTTTGGACAACCGGCTATGATCTCCCAGTTGCTGGGCAATCCGGGCTCGCCATTTGTCGCCGACAGGAAAGACCACTACGTTACAACCGTCTACGTTCAAATACTCATTGCCTTTTTCCGAGATCTTCCACTGGCGTTTTAGCCAGCCCTGCCGGCGCGCCTGTTGGTTCCTGGCCTGGCGTTCGCGTTCAGGTGCCGCCGCTCGATCCGATTCCATGTTCGAAGCACAGATGCAACCGCAGTCCAGCGGCTCCTGATAATCGGGATGAGACATGGTGTGAACGTAACGGATCTCTTGCGCTTCGCACATCTCACAAGTAGCGGCAGGATATCCGAGATCAGCGAAACCGATACATTCCCATCCGCGATGCGGCACTCCTTCAAGCGACCACTTGCCGTGGTTGGTCATGCCCCTCGCTTGTGACAATCGCAGACGCAGTTCTGCTTGTAGCAGTGCCAGTGAACGCCCTTTATGCAGTCGATCGAGGTGGTGATCGGCGTCCGCCGCCGGCGCCGCGGATCCCCGGGGCCGCGACCGTGCGGAACGACGTCGGCCAGGGAGTGGCCGGCCCCGAGGCGGTCGACCTCCTCGGGCAGGATCTCGACCACCTTCGGCTTATGGGGTCCGCGCATCACGGCCTCTATAAAACGCCAAAGCTCGATCCGCAGCTTCCTGACGGCTATATTGCTTTCCACACACCTGATAACCGCCGTAGGTCTGAGTGTGGTTTCCGTTGTCCTCGTCAAAGATGGCAACGATTTCTTTCGCATCGGTCGCTGGCTTTGGATACACGCGAAATTTCAGACCACGATATTCCCACTGGAAATAGTCGCCGTTAACTGGATCGGTTTTCATACCGCCTGCTCCGCCACGAGCCGCATCCGCACCGTGTGCCAAGCCTCTACGACGGCTTCCTGGGTTTCGTCGCTCAGCTCAAAGAACTCTTCCAGAGCAAGCCGCATTACGCCACCGTCATCATTGAGCGCCAGGATGGCTGCGCATTTCGAGCACACCAGCACCACCACGTCAGCGGGGTAGTTCCCCCCAATAAGCTCAAGCGATTTGATTTTCATCGAACACCCCGGACACATGACCGCAATATTCATCAGAATCCCTCCTCGTCTTCGAACAGCTTCTCCGGCGGCTTCGCCTCCGCTTGGGTCTTCGCTTTACTGGAGGCCGGGGACGGTTGAGGGGTTCCTTCATCCCGCTGATTGGATTTTTTGACCCGCTCTTCCGCCTCCGGCCGTTCGGGTGTCGCCGCCTCTGCCGCCGGCTCGGGCTTCGCCTTACGATACTTCTCCCGCACCTCGGCCAGCGCCTTAACCGCCTTCTCCTGGACGGTAGGCTTCTGCACCACCACCGGAACGTGCAATGCCGGATCGGACTCAACTTCCTCCCGCGACAGCATGCTCAGTCCAAGCACGCCCGGCGCATAGCGCCGCTGCAGCCGGGTCAGAGCACGAGCGAAGTACATATCCTGGCGCCATTTGATATAATTCTCTTTCCCCAACAAACCTGCTGTCTTCGCTTCGTCAGCGGTGAACGATGCGATTGCGGGCTGATCGTACTCCCTGCCTTCCTTGTCCTTGACCCGGGTCGTAACTACCTTGTCATCCTTTTTCAAAACTAACCAGCAACCTGTATCGTCAAGGTTGAGAATGTCCCACGATAGCCCAGAACGTTGCATCCTAGCTCCGCGAATCTCCGCGTTTACTGCAATGCGTCCTTGTATAATCGAAAGACCTGTCATACTTTCAGCCGGCGTCAACCCCATTCCTTCTCCCAACGTGATCTTAGTGAACGCTTGGGCAATCGCTTGGGTTTCAGAAACCCCTTTGATGTCAGCGAACAAACCACTCACGGCGAACAATTTCGCCATTCGCTGAAGATATTCAAAGTGCTGCGTCTCTGTGTTCTTTTCGGGCGCTACCAGCAAGGCGTCCTTTTTGATTTCCTCTCCGTTTGTCGGCATTTTCCTTCCCTTTCTCGTTTGCACGTAAGACATTGCCGAGCACCAGTACTACGAATAATCCGTAGATTATCCCCGGTAAGCGGATGACCGCGAAGGCAATGCGTTTTGCGTCCATTGAATCCTCGACGCATATTTTCTTTGTGAGTTACGATTTCTAGATGCGTCGGATTAACGCAGCGGCGTACACGACATAGATGATCTAACTCCATCCCCTCTGGAACCTTGCGAAAGAAATGCTCGAACATCAGGCGATGGACCCTTATGCCTTTCTTTCCCTTTTTCCCGCCTAGCATCGCATACCCGTTACTGCTAAGATATCCATCCCATAACCAACAAGAAGATACGGAATCAGGAGGATGATTCAACAACGCAACCAACGCACGTTGTATGGGCGTTAGACCGCGCTGAAAGACTCCTTTAGGCATCTTCTCCTTCCTTCTCCTTTACGAACGGATAACGCAACAATTTATAGTTCCCGGTATCGTACTTTCTATAGTACCGGTCATAGATCTCCCGGTTCTCATCCTTCAGAAGCTTGGTATCAAGGTGCGCGGCTATTACCGGCAACCTATAGACTGTGCCAAAACCCTTGACTACAGCACCATCCGCGCCAATCAAGCGGTCGAGAATAGTCTGCTTCGCAACCTTGATACTCTCTTTCAGCGCTTCCTCTTCAGCTTCCATAAGATCAACATCGTTCAGTGTAGTCACCAGGTCAGGATCTTCTATCTGAACCAGATGCTTTTTACTAGCTTCGATCTTCTTGTGCATCTCGAACGCTGTAGGATCAACAGCCTCGCCACGGCACTGCAAGCGGAAACTGCACGTCTTGCAACGCTCATCCGTATCCGCAAATGGAGGAGCAGGTAGCTGACGATTAACGAACACTTCCTCATTAAAGCGGCGGCCCTCGTTCTCAAAAATTACGAACATCTCGTGATCAGCTTCGAACTCGAAGATCTTCATGGGCAACTCCGAGAACACGCCCAGCTCGGCCAGCGCGCCCCAGCGGTGCCCCGTGATCCACAACGACCATTCGAGTTGCAGCATATCTGCCTTCAACGGGCCGTCACGCAGAATCTTATAGAACGGGCCCTCACCGCGGGTCTTGATCTCAAGGTCCCCGGTCGGCATGCCATTCTGCCGGCGGATGAGCCGGTCGGTCGAGACCCGGGCCCAGGGAAACTGTTTGTGGGTTTGAGTCTTCCGCCTCACCAGCTTGCGCCCGGTTTTCTCCTCGTAGATCTCGGCCGCGATGCGCTCCATGCGGATGCCGCGCTCGAGTATCGCGTATGAGCCAGGCTCCCGCGGGAAGTCTGGCTCGTAGCCGAGCTTGCGGTAGGCCAGCGCACGCCGGCAACCTTTGCCGTAGGTTGGCTCATTCAACAACTCGTAGACCTCAGAGCCGCCAATGGTCAACTGCTTGTCAATCGTTTCCATTGTCATGGTTGATAACTCCCAACACGCTTCATGGTCTTTTTCCATAGCTCTTCAGCAATGTCGACTGCCGCTTGCTCCTTGAGTGGATCGGGGACTCTGATTTCGGTCCAGATAATCGCAGCCATGATCGCGATCGCTTGTTGATCAGTCATTCCCTTCGTCCCTCCTGCGCTCTTCCTTCACCTGCCTGAGCGCCCGCTTCACCTTCTCCAGCGTCTCGTGTGCCAGCACCGCATGCCAGGGATCATCCAAAACCGACTCCAAAGCGTTTTCAAGTATTACGAACATCTCGTTCATTGCGCTTCCTCTTCCCTCGCCAGTAGGGACTTCTGCATTTTGGATTGGCGCAACGCGGCGGTGGTTCTCGGGTCTTCGCCTGCCACTCGTAACCACACTTTTGGCAGTGGCACAAAGCCACTTCAATCAGTTTCATGTCCATCAATGGTATCCCACGATGGATAAACTGTCAAAGCCCTTATTGTGGAGGTTTCGACTTCGGCTTTGCCTGGGCTGGCGCCGCCGGCTGAGGTGTGAGCTGCGGCTGGGCAGCCTGCTGGGATTGGTGAGCTACTGCCATCGCCTCGTAGCTCTGGAGCAGCGTGCGCAGCTTCGTGTACTGCGCGGGATCGAGCGGCTGCTTCAGCTTGGCCGCATCGGCGTTGTGCAGGGCGTCGAGCTTCTGGATCTTCTCCGCGGCCGTTCCCGGCCCATCGATAATCTGGTTGACCCTCGTCACCTCACCGTCCAGGACTTGGAACAGCGGGCCCTCCTGCTCGGGCTTCAGTCCGAGCTGCTTCTTAATCGTCTGGTGGGTGAGCTCTGGCGGCGGTGGTGACGGATAGGCCTGCCACAGAAACAAGGCCAATACGAGGGAGATCATTTGGGGAAACCAGAGGCCGCCTGACGCCTTAATGTGGTGATGTGGTTAGCCGTCTGTACCGTCCTGATGATGGCGGGATGGGTTTGACGCTGCTGAGGCGTTGTGGCCCGGCCTCGTGGGGGTGCTGGCTGCGTGGTAGCTACCGGGGGCCTGGGAGCTGGCTTTGGCTTCACCGGCTTAGCCTGCCCGAGGTACAGAGCTAACAGTAGGGAGATCATTCGAGTTCCTCGCTTTCATTCATTGCCCGCGAGACGTGTCGCGCGATGATCTCCTCCTCCGATGGATACGACCTGCGGGGGATGAGCCTGAGATAGCCTAAGAGTACCAGCAGCGGCACAAACAGCAACAGCACGAGGGTCAGCGGCCAGGCTACCATCCAGATCACTACCGTCTTGAGATTCATCGTGGCGCCGGCGCCTTCTTTTTGGGAGCCCGCCCGGCGGGCAGCGGAGTGATTGCCGGGGTGGCTGTTCCAGGACCGATTCCTTGGGCATTCCACTGGGGCAGGGGAGCTGTGACGAACTGCTGCCACACCGCATGGGGATCAGGCCTCGTCACCGTCCGGGTGTCAGGGATCAACACGTAGCCGGGAATCGCGTTGGGCGTCACTGACCATGTGCCGGAGGGTACCTGGACATCACAGAAGACTGTGATCGGTGAGGTGGTGCATTGGTAGACGGCTACCCCATTGGTTATGAGTACGGTTATACCATGGGTCACCGCCCCGCTGAAGTTAGACCGGATCAGCGTGGTCCCGGCAGCAGCACTGAAGTTCTGACCAGGCACGTCGTTGGCGATTATGGTGACGGCGATCGACGGTGGGGTGAAGGACCAGCCTTGGAGGTTGGGCAGCACCGTGTAGTTGCCTGGCTGGAGGCCTGGGAAGGCATAGTTGCCCGAGCTGTCGGTGTTCACCACTACCTGCTGCGGGTTTGTGCTGTTCAGCAGGGTTACCGGGATGGCGGAGGAGTTGTTGGGAGCCCCCGTGATCGTGCCCGAGATGGTGTAGGCGGCGATGAAGGAGGCTTGGAAGTTCTGGTTAGGCACGTTGGCGTTGTTGATGGTCACGTCATACGAGGGTGGGGTGAAGGTCCAGCCCGCCAGTACCGGGGTTACCGTGTAGGAGCCGTTGTTCAGACCGGCGAAGGAGTAGTTACCGTTCGAGTCGGTGAAGGTCTGTACCGTACCGCCGCCGCCCGTGCCCAATTGCACTTCGATGCCGGAGCTGTTGTTGTTGCCGCCCGTGATAGTGCCGCTGATGGTGAAGGTCGTGGGGATCGGGGTGCCGACGAATTGCTGCCAGGTGGCGTTGGCGTTGTTGATGGTGACGGTGGTCGAGGCTGGCTGGAAGGTGTAGGTCGTCGATGACGGGGTGACAACGTAGGTGCCGTTGGTGGCTTGGTTCCATACCCAAGTGCCGTTGCCGCCGCTGGTAGTCCCTGAGGCAACCAGGGTGCCGGTGGCCTGGTTGGTGATGTTGATGACAATGCCGATAATGACGGCCCCGGTGTTATCGGTGGTCCTCGACGTTATGCTGTAGGCTGGTGGGGCTGTGGCAGAGAAAAAGTTCTGCGTTACGTTGTTTCCACTCACGCTGACCTGAGCTATGGGAGGAGTGAAGACGTAGCCGGTTCTGGACGGCGCTACCGTGTAGTTGCCACTCTGAAGGCCGGTGAAGGAGTAGTTGCCGTTGGCATCCGTGGTGGTGGCTCCGCCTGACTGGCCTCCCAAGCTAACTGCTATCGCGCTGCAATTTGTGGTTGGACAAGTGCCGGTGATCTGGCCCGAGATCGAGCCGGTGATGATGGTGCCGGTGGTGGTGAAGTTGATTCCAGTCATGGTGGAGGTCGAGATCACCACGGGCTGAGAGGCCGGGGTGAAGGTGATCCCGGTAATGGGCTGAGGCGTCACCGTGTAGTTTCCTGCCACCAGGCCGTTGAAGTTGTAGGTGCCGTCTGCGGCTGTAACCGCGGAGCTGGTGCCCGCCCCTGAGAGATCCAGACGCAGTCCCGCCGTAAGCGATCCCTGTACCTGGCCACGGATGCTGAAGGTGTTCGAGGCCCTGACCCAGCGGAAGTTGATGCCGGATGCGTTGATGGTGCTGAGGGTAACGACCTGGGAGGCAGGCTGGAAGGTGTAGCCGGTCTTCGAGGGTATTACGGTGTACTGCAAGCCGCCACCGCTCAGCCCGGCTACGACGTAATTGGCATTTCCGTTGGTTATTACGGTTCGATTCTGGGGCCCGATGATGTTCATCGTGACCCCATAACCGTCGCTGGAAATGGGACCGGTTGGGGAAATGACCGACCCCGAGATCATGTAGGTTCCCGTGATATTGGCGGCGGTGAAGTTCTGCCCGAAGGCGTTGTTGGTGCCCAGCACCACGGTGGTGGACTGGGGGGTGTAGACGATACCGTAGAAGCTGGGAGTGATGGTATAGGTGCCCGGGTGCAGGACCGTAAAGTTGTAGGCGCCGGCAGAATTGGCGGTTACCGTCTTTGATACCGAGCCGGAGGTGGCGGTCAGGGAAGTCCAGTTGAAGGCTGAACCGCTTACGTTGCCCGCGATCGAGAAGATGGCGTTGGGACAGGTGGTCGTGAACTGAGCTGCGGTCTGGTCGGAGTTGCTGATAGCGATCGACTGGGTAGGCGGGGTGAAGGTGCAGCCGGGTTGAGGAGGTTGAGGGGTGATGGTATAGGAACCGGGGACGAGGTTAACGAAGACGTAGTTGCCGTTGCCGTCTGTGGTCAGGGTCTGGCCGTTACTCAGGGTCATGTCCATGTGGCCGGAGTAGCTGCCCGTCACGTTGCCCAGGATGTTGTAGACGGTTCGGGTCCACTGGCCGGTGACAACGTTAGGGATGGCGGTCACCGAGGCTTGGCCGATGGCTGTCATCAGGGCGGCGTTGTTGATCCCCGGGACCGCTGTGTCCTGGCAGGCTCCCGCAGCGGTACACAGCCCTACCGCTCCGGCTGGCGCTACCAGAGTCCAATCCCCGGGACGGCGGCCACTGACGTACAGGCTGGTGTTGGCGTACTGGGTTGCCTGGGTGGTTGGGTTGGTGGTGCCGCCGAAGTTGTTGGAAGCTCCGTTGAAGGTCCAGTCCCCGTTGGGCAGGGTGCCGGTGGAGCTGGTGGTCGGGCTGGAGTAGCATCGACCACTTGAGTCGGGGGGCTTGCCGTCGAACATGACGTTGCCCCAATAATGGTGTCCCCAAGCGTACCCACCACCTGTAACGGTGGCCGGACAGTTCTGAGTGGTATCACCGTAGGGAGTTGGGCAGGCCAGGTTGCGTTGGGCAAATACCAGGCCATCGGTGCCATCGCCGGTTGGCAGACACTGCATTACGTTGCCCCAGACGTAGGAGTTCCAAAGGGTAGAGGCCCCGCTCTGGGTGTACCAGTTCTGACCGGCTGCCAAACCACGAACAATGTAGACTCCATAGATACTGGTCTCGACATAGTTAGGCCTCTTATCCATGGTGTTGTGGGTGAACTCGAAGTTCGACATGTTGCCGGTCTTGAGAGTGGCGCTGACACTGCCTCCACCCGTCTCTTCGTTCCAGATGTTGGCGTCGGGAATGATGTCCCGGTCATCAACGATGTCCCGCTGCGTGATCAGGTTGTTGATGAAGTGAACATTGTTTGGCAGGCCGCCAGCCGTGCCCCGGCTGTAGCTCCCGGCTTGACTGCCAATCGGGACGGGCCAGGCGGCATACGGGTCAAAAGGGGTGACACAATTCTGTGGAGCGGCCAGCTGCGAAGCTATTGGGGCCGCCGCAAAGCCTGCCGAGGCCGTACATGGGGCGGGTGAGCCCAGCACTATCGACTGCCAGCCCATGTCGAACCAGTTGCCGTAGGTGTAGGTGTCTTCGTAGTAGCCCATGACCGGACCGTCTGTGTTACCGGCGATGACGTTGACCAGGAAGTTGTAGCCGTATTGGTTGAGGGAGGAGTTAGACCAGACGTTGCTGGCGACGTTTCCGTAGTAGAGGGCCCTTGTCTGGTGCTTGGTCTCAAATAGGTTCTTCACCGAGCCTTGTTGCTCGATGGTGTAGACCAGGCTGGGATTGATGTAATAGCCGCAGCCAGGGTTGGTAACGGTGAAGTGAAGCCTGCCGCTGGGGCCAGGGTTCGTGACCGAGCACGAGATCATGCCGTTCGACCCGCCGCCACCGTTAACGAAGATACGGTCAGGGCAGTAGGTCCAACCGCTGGGCTGGTTGGTTTCGTCTACCCCGGTAATGACTCCCGTACCGCTGACTGGTGGCGTTCCGGTCGAGCAGGTGGTCGAGGGGTTGATGTTAATTATGAAGTTTGTAACCGCTGCACGTTGGCTGGTGTCGTCCTGCATAACCTGGATGATCGAGGCAGGGAGGAAGTTGTCCTGATCGTGCAGGTAGTTGTGGATGTAGACCTGGTCGGAGGTCAGGAGGTTGGTAGACCAGATCTGCGCTGCCCCGGTGCCACCGTTGAACATCAGCTCAGTACCGTTCCAGGCTTCGTTGTTGTTGTACCAGTGAGGCCCGGGGCCTGCTCCATGAGTAACGGGATTGTTGTCAATGGCGGATGAACACTTCGACGGCAGTGCCCCGGCGGGGACGTAGATACACATCGCTGATTCGTGAATCAGGGAATCGCGGATACCCATGTACTTGCCGCCGAACTCCATCACCGTACGGATGTTCTGGCCGTTGCTTGCTGGATCGGGTTGCCAGATGAATGGGGTGGTAAAGTCCAGCCAGTTCTTGATCATGTGAACGTTGGTGCCGTGGATGTCGCAACGGTCGAACATGATGTAGCTGGAGCCGTTGGAGGCGGTCGGGTCGAGCTTGAAGGTTATGGTGGCATGGGTGGTATCGACGATGGTGGTCGAGGTGACATTGATGTCCTGACCGCCAGTGGGCGGAGGCAGCGGCAGGCCCATGAAGGTGAAGTTGGTCTGCCCCTGCTGCCAGTTAGTATGAGCCCCGACAACATGACAGGTGTAAGTCTCGCCGGCAAGCACGGCAAAGCAGTCGATAGATTGAATCCATGAGTTGGGGTTGGTGTCCGGGATCATGAACAGGGTGCCGTCGAAGTTGTACGGATCAACTGCTACCGGGATCGGACCAGCACAGGTGGGTGGCTGACAGGTGGGGGAAGGCGGAATGGAGTTTGCCCCTAGGATAATGCCCGTGCTCAGGCGGCCACCCGCAGCAAAGCCGGCATTGGTCATGTGGACACCGACGTTGATGTGGGTGTTGTCTACCACCGTGGCACTGCTGAGGGTGACGTTGGTAGGACCGTTGGTGATACCGACTTGGGCAGTGGTTATACCACCAGGGGCGGTGGTCATCGTGGTATTGGCGGTGGTGATGCTAAGGGTGGCGTCGTTGTAGGTGTTTTGGATGTTCGATAACAGGACGATCGGGTAGTTGTTGTGAGTGGTGTTCTGGACACTGACGATGATAGGGATGGTTGGACTGGTCAGGATCAGGCCGCCGGGCCGGACCATGTTTTCGTCAACGTAGCCGTGGGCTCCACGTTTGGTCGTGACCAGGGGAGCACGGAACAGCATGTGGGAGATGGGCTTGGAGTTCTGCGATGTCTGGTACTTCATGGCATCGCCGATGTTGTCGTAGACGGTGACGTTGGCGGTCAGGGTCTGGCAGGTGCTCGACGGATTGGCGACCACGGCAGGGCAGGGGACGTTTGCTACGGTGTTGGAATTGACCTTCACTCCGAAGCCGAAGGAGCTGTAGGTCGGAGCATCCGAACCCATGGTGGCACAGCCGACGTTGAGGTCGTCACACATGTGGCTGTCCTGGGTGGTGATGACGACGTTACCCGTAGTGCTGACCGCCATGGTATGAGGGGTAACGCTGAGGATGGCACCCTGGCCCCAGGCCCCTACCTCGATGGCACCTCCTAGGTATTCACAGTAAGCAGGCATGGGATAGCTGGTGGCAGCGTTTGTTCCATAGGGGATGCAGGTTTGAGGGTTATTACCCCCGTTAGCTGCAAACAGATCTCGCTTGCCAGAGTAGCGGTTCCAGCCTTCCGAAGAGATAAGGATGTAAGCCTGGCCCAGAGTCCATGGCCCTGAAGCTTGACCCTGGCCGACCGGCTGGCTGGTCGAGCTGGAGACAAATTCGATGCCGACAAAACGCCAGTGGTTTACCCGGGGACCCATCCCGATGCCGAGGTTGAAGTGGGTCAGGGAAATCTTGGCCATGTTGAGATGGTCCAGCACCGAGATCCGGTTCCCTGGAGGCGGCAGCAAGGCGTAGTTCATGGTTATGACATAGGAGTATTTGTGCTTGGGATTCGTGCTCTGAGGGAAGGCTAGATCACAGCCTGGACGCTGTGACCCGAATTGTGGCCATTGGGTGTTGATCGAGCCGCAGAGCATCTGGTTCTGGCCGATAGAGCTGGTGGTGGCGTAGACAACAGCACCATTCAGACCTTGAGGCTGGAGGGCGATAATGTCACCCTGCGACCAGGTCACTCCGTTGTAAGCAGTGCCCAGAAGGATGCCCTGGAGCTGGGAGAAGGTAGCTGGACACCAGACGTATTGGGTATCGCCGGAGTAGGTGAAGGTGTTCCCTGGCATGCCGCTGGTGGAGTTTGTACAGTCGGCAGCGGTGAAGTTGTAGGGCAGGGAGAAGTCTGTCTGCATGGGCTCGTCCCCGGTGTAGAGAGGGACACAGCTAACCAGGTTAGAGAGGGTACAGCCGACCGGTAGGATAGGGTCGGAGGGAGGCTTCTGTGATAGCCCGGGGCCAGGGGGCATCTGTGGCCCTATGTTCCCTACCTGCCCGAGACAACTTATAGCCGTTACTGCGATGAGGAGCAGCCACTTCATTTGCGACCTAGCAGAATGATCGAGGGAAGGGTGGAGCTTAAGGTTACCGGCACGGCGGTCTGAATGGCCGCAGAGTTTTGGTTATTAGGCAGGTTGTAGGTTCCTGCAATGCGGTTTACCACTCCCACGACAAACCCGTTACCCGTACCGCAACTGCCTGTACCGCCGCTGTCGGTTACCCGCCCCGGAGTTGCTCCGGCACAGACGGTATGACCGATGACGGCGGCGTTGCTGCTGTTGATGGGGACTTCACCACCGGTAATGATAGTTACGGAGTTGGTGCCTACGATTTGGGCTACCCCGATGATGTAGGCTGGAGTTGCTGGGCAATCGACTACGGTCTGGTCTGCCCCGCTTTGGCATTCCATGCTCCACAGCGTCGGCGCAGGGGTGCCGGGGAAAGCTGTCATGCCCGTCTGGAAGTAGCCATTCTGGGCTTGTCCGCTGTTCCCCATACCTGGGAACAGTCCTAGAGAGCCAGCTTGGGCTAAGGCTGAGGTGGCAGCATTGTTGCCTGCCCGAATAACCATGGGTTGGTGAATCGCAGCCGCGTTGACACCGGGACCAACGTTGTCCCCTTGCCGGATCAGGAAGCCAGCCGAAGCTGCATTACCCTGAACGTCTGCCTGTCCGCGTATGTAGGTAGCCTGAGTCCCGGAACTTGTAGATAGACCAAAGAAACTTGCCGACATCGTGGAACCGGAACTGCTGGGACAGTTTGCGGGGCCCCCACCAATGATCACGAAGCCGGAAGTGATGTTGCCCGTTGATGATGGGCCGGTTGAGGTGTTACAGGCGAATCCTCCGGCCGGAGGCGTTATGCCTGCTACTACTTGACCAGTGGTGTTGGTGGTGAGGGAAAAGGCACTGGGCATGTTATCGAGGCTAAACTGGGCGGTGGTGCCGGTGACGTGGACGTTACCTGCGCCATCGACTTGGAGTCCCTGAGGACTGCTTCCGGTCCCTGTGCCATGGGCCAGAGCCAGCAGGGGCTGGACGCTAGAACCTACTTGTGTAGTTAGGTTTAGAAGGTAGTTGTTAGTTCCTGTGCCGTTGGCAGCTCCCCCGGTATCGGTCATGGTAAAGACGCCTAGATTGCTTTGACCTACGAAGTTCCATGCCCAGTTGACGTAGTTGGCACCGTGGTTGATGGGGGTGGTATTGGAGCCGGTGGCTGCGGTGATGTTGTTCAGTGCAACACTGGCAGCACCAGGAGCTGCCCAGGTGTTGTCCCCCCGCAGGAAGGTAGTGGCACTGGCGTTGGTGCCCCCGGCGATCTGGCTGACCGCGATCGAACCCGAGAGGTTCGAGAAGCTGGGCTGTGCCATGCCGAAGGCTCCTGTCGAAGCGTTGAAGTTGGTCAGGAAGTTGTTGGCCGTAACCGCTGCCCCCTGGGGTGGGGGGTTGCCGTTCGCCAGCAGAGTGCCGGTGGTGTTGTTCCAAGTCGCCATCCTTCCGATGATGGTGGTGGCGGGACCGGTGACGTTGCCCCCTCCCGTACCTGCGACTGTGCCCGGCTCGTAGCGGTTGGTGGCGGAGTTCCACACTGGAACCTGACCAGTAGTGGAGGGAGCGGTAGGAGAGAAGTCGGCTAGATGGATGGAAGCCAGGGGACGGGGAGCAGGCCCTGGTGTCCCGCCTCCAACCACTGGATTCCCTACGATGAATTGCGGGGCAGTCATGGACTGGGCGGAGACGATCGTTCCCTCGGCTGCTATGCCGCCGCTCTGGGTCGTGATCGGGGGAACCCGGGTGGTGAGCTTGGTGTACTGGCCGAGGTCGTTCCAGAACTGGCCGGTGGAGCCGCCTGGGACGCCTCCGGTTATGTCGCGAGCCTTGACCGTGGTCAGGTAGCCGATTACCCCACCGATACCGTTGTCACCGTAGATGTTGACGGCAGCACAGCCACGGTTGAAGTCGAGCTGGAACTGGATGTAGTTGGTGGCTGAGAGAGTGGGAGAAAATCCTGGCGTCGGGAAAATGACATGGTTGTTGGCATCCAAAGGCAAACCGTTTGAGTTGCCCTGCGGAACGTAGGCAGGAGCAGTCTCCAAGCCGCCTCCATCCGTACAAGTGAATTGGTAGTTGTAGACGGTGGTACCGCTACAGGCTGGCTGGTTGGGGTTACCACAAGCGGTGCCGCTTTGGTAGGCCTGAGGGTAGACCCAGTAAACACCAGCACCATTGGGAAGGATACTGGTGTCCCCTGGGCCTTTAGGAGAAGTTACCATGATGCTGCCGATGGTGTTGAGGTAGTTAAAGTCGTTCTGCAGGCTTGAGGTAAGCCAGTTGTTGATGGTCTTGGGGTTGGAGATATTACCGATGTTGGGAGTTGCGGCATTGCTGGTCATTACGTCGATATTTACATCAGCCTGGCCGGGAACACCATGCAGGTGAAGTCGGCCACTCTGGCGGTTGTTACAGACATTGGCATCGTTGGCACTACTCCAAACGAGAAGAGATGGGAAGACACCTTGTATGTCGAGGTCGCCTGGGGCTCCACACCACGAGGGTATGTTCATGGTGGCGCAGAGGCCGTCGCTGACTCCACAAAGGTAGCCATTCCAAGTCATGTTGAGGACGCTTACGGAGCGGAAGTCAACCATAATGTTTTCCGGGTTGACTACCCCTGCGTGATACTGGAGGCCAAAGCCACCAGCGTTAATATTGAGGCCAGGGGCAATGGAACTTGTGGGAGACTCCTCGACCATCTTCGCGGAGGACTCACCACCATAGGTCATGTTTAGACCGACACAGGGAGCATTCGAGCCTGTTGGACTGGCTACCTCGATGTCAACACGGTTCCGCTCGGTGTAATAACCGTTGACCTGCATACCTCCCCAGCAGGCAAAGCCGATGTTGCTGTTATCGACTTGAATGTTGTTAAAGACGTAGGCGGTGGCTTGATCGTTGACGGAGTCGAAGCCGACTTCTGCACCATAACAATATATGTTTTCAAATGAGGCGAAGTCGGTGTTGCCGATGACGCCGTTGGCAAGGAAGCAGCTCTGAAACTCGTAGCCTCTATAGGGTGGAGCTGGTATGGGACTATCACCCCATTGCCAGCCTATCCAAAGGTCTTTGTAGTGGTAGTTCTGGGCTATCTGGTTGCCGCCTGCGCCTGCTGGGTTGCCGAAGGAAGGCATGATAGCGTAAGGCTTTGCCATGCTGTTGCCCCGCATGCCGAACCGCTTCAGCTCCACACCGTAGCCCTGAGATAGTTGGAGAATCCAGTCGTGCTTCTCCCCGGTGGGTGGGGTTCCCTGACCTGCGTAGACCAGGACGGAGGCTCCCGGGGCTCCTACGTTGCCGTAGCCGGTGCCCTCCAGCTTGAAACCGGCTCCGCTGCAGTTGATGCCGTGGGAGATCAGGGAGGTGCCGGTGAAGGTAAACGAGCCAATTGAGTTGGGAGCGGCAGCGTTCTGGTCGCAGGCTGCTTGCCATCCGGCTACGTCGTCGGTGCCGTAGACGGCAGTACCACCGCTGCTGACGGTTGTCGGTGGAGTGTTGGCTACGGTTGTGGCGGTGACCAAGGTGGTTGGCCAGTCGCCGGTTACCATGGTGCCGCCGGTGAAGGCGAAGGTACCCATGCTGGTGGTGCTCCCCACGGGTATGATTTGGCCTTGGGTGGGAGGGTGGACACAGCCTTCACCTATGAAGTTGCCGCTACTCTTTAGACCACCATTTGGATAATTATTAGGATCAGAGACGGCATTGGTAGGTACACCATTGGCATCCAGATGTATCCATCCGTAGACCATGTTGCGGTAGCTGATGGAGCCGGTGACTGTAGTCCCTAAAGGATAACTGTACTGGTTGAAGTTGATAGTGACGTGGGTTTGGTCCTGAACGGAGGTAATCGTTAGATATTCGGTATTAGTGCCGTTGGAGATAACTAGAATGTCCCCAATCTTGATGGGGGTGGTAAAGGGAGTGGTCAACGTTATGGTTCCAGCACCATAACCTATGGCTGCTGCCAACGTACTGGTACCTACCGGGGTGATGGAGCAGCCGTCGGTAGGATCGTTGAAGGTTACCGGCTGGTCGGTGTTCGGTGGGCCAGGGGTACAGGTACCGATACAGGCACCTACGTTGATAGTGCCGGTGACCTGTCCGGTGTTGTTTCCGGCTCCGTAGAGGACGATGAGCTTGCCTACGTCGGTCGCGGCTGGCGGATTGCTGTAGCAGGAGATGGTGGTTGAGTTGGCGGTGGTGTTGCAGCCTGCTAATACGCCGTCGGCCTTGACCCCGAACTTGCTGACGTCGGTGGCCATGACCACTTTGCTGTCGATCGTGGTGGCTCCCGTGGCTACGTTGGTCGCCACCGTGGTGCCGTTGGTTCCCACGATCGTCTGGGCAGCTACCGTCGAGGTATTGATTGAGGTGATGCCCCCGCCGCCAGTGCCCGTGCCGCAAGGCAGGCCAGTGATCGTAACTAGGCCGGTGTTGTCCGCCTGCAAACAATTGGTGCCGTGGCCGGACAGGTTGTTGACCAGCAGGCTGCCCATCGAGATGTAGCCGGTCGAGGTGGTGAACGAGGGGTTGCCGACGTTGGGGACGTTGATGGTCAGGTTCTGGGCGGCGTTGGCACTCAGCACTACGAAGGGTGAGGTGAAACCGCCTCCGCCACCACCTGCCCCACAGACTTGACCCGTCCCGATGAGGTTACCGGCGGCGTCTGCCTGGACACATTGGTTCCTGCCCGTGATGTTGTTAGCCCTGAATAGGCCGATAAAATGACTGCCGTTCAGGCCAAGCATGTCTCCGAGGTTGTTGACTTGGAGGCCAGTGCCCCCTGGGTTGGTTGGGGAGACGTCGGCTACCGCCTTGAAGGCGTTGGCAGTGGAGTTCTGCAGCACGAAGGTCTGCAACATCGTCGACTGGGTGTTGGTCGAGACCTGGTTGGCCGCTTCCCCGATGTTCAGGCCTATCTCCGTTCCTCCAAGCGCAGTCAGCATCCAGTACCAGTTCTGCTGCTGGGCCAGGTTCTGGATGGTGTTAGGAGCAGTAGCGGGTTGCAGGCTCGATAGAGGCATCCCACCCAAGAAGGGTTGGGTATTGCTGATGGTAGTGGTGCCGCCGCTCGAGACAACGCTGATACCTGCTCCCTGCAGGAACAACTGGGCGGAGTTGTTGTTGCCGTTGATGGTCTGGATCCCGCCACCCACAGCACCAGGCGTCAGCACCCACTGGTTGCCGTTCCAGCTTAAGGCTCCTGTCTGCAGGGTAGGCAGAGGACGGCCCAGCAGCCCCACTACCGTAGGACTGGGATAGGTTCCCGAGAGATCTCCTGATGCTGGGCCCGTGGGCGATCCCCCTCCTCCACCTCCCCCGCCAGGCAGCAGCGGTGGTGGGGCTGAGCTCAGACAAGCGGTGATGTCCTGGCTGGGCCCGGTAGCCGAACATTGGACCTGGAAGCAGTGGACCCCGGTTCGGTCGCAGACGGCCCAGTTCCAGGTGGAAGGCTGCGGCTGCACTACCTGGTTGTCGGCAATGCGGAGAGAGAGATTGCCATTGCCGTCGCATTTTGCCCCAACAAACTGCGTCTGAAACGTCGAACCGTTCAAGTTCGGAGGCGGTGCTCCTGGCGTCGTATTTTGGTTGACGAACGATACATTATAGGTACAGGCTTGGTACTGCACGCCGTTTGCATCATGCACGTTGGCCGTGACTTGGGTGTATTGAGCCCAGACAGACGACACCAGCAGCCCTACGATAATGAGATAACGAAGCATGCTTCGTCTATGCCCTCCGATACCGTCCGCGAGGCGACAGCCGGCCGCGGCGGCCCATCGACATAGCTTTAGCGAAAGCCTGGCGCCCGCCAAAGCCGCGGGCCTTCAGCCGCTCGATTTTCCTGCCTACCCGTCTTCCAGCCATATTTCCTCCTAAATTGTTCCATGTAGAACATTCACGACCGTCGGCCACGCCGGCGTTTTCTTCCCACCCGGCGGTAACCGCCACTTGGTGTAAGTCTCCCAGCTCTCTTCATTGAGTAACTGATCGCAACTGCTTGGCGCTGTGGGTAGCCCTCCCTAACCAGTTTGCTGATCTTCTCGGATTGTGCGCTACGCTTCTTGCTCATGGTGCTGCCACCTGTCGCCCTCGTTTGGCTTCCCTTTTGTATGCGTCATAAATCATCTTTCTCAGCAACACACGTTCCTCTGGCCTGGCTTGATCGTAAACGTGCTTGAGTTCGTCGTAGGTAGCACCTTCCTGGACGGCACGCTCAAAGTAGTGGACAATCAGTGGCTTTCTGGCGGCTTTAGCGGCTTGCGCGGCCTCGCGCCCAGACAGTTGGCCGGCGGCTTTGCGACCCATGTATTCCTGGATCTGCCCGATTTCCTCCGGCGTTCTCGAGGGTGCCCGGCGACGGTAGAGGTCGTAAGCGGCGTTTTCTGCTTTGGTGTAATTCAAGCGTGGAGCCGGGGTAAATCCCAAGGCTCCCAGGATCTCAGCTTCCACGCCGGCGCCGGCTTGCCGTTCCCTCTGGAATGCGGAAGCTCCCATGGGCAATCCGATGATGTGACCAGCAGACTGTTCAATCTGCTTCCAGTAGTTGTCATCCGGGTTGCGCACCAGATTGTTGGCCCAATCGCGATTCTGGATCACATCAGCAACCCCCGTAAGCAGGTCGGATTCCCGGTTTTTGATGTAGTCAAACGGCCCCATAAACCACAGTGATAAGGCATCTTTGATCAGGCCGCCAAGCATCACCCGCTCAGGTTTGCCCTGGTTGTCAAGCCGCCCGGTACGAATCGAGATCGTGTCGCGCCAGTCTGTGGTCAGTTTCTTTGTCAACATAAGACCAAGAAGCTCGTTAACCACCACGTAGGCCTCGGCGTAGCTCACGAGCCTGGCAAAGTTGGGATCAAGGCGAGGAATAATCTTGGCTGAAACCGGCGTTCGCCGCACCGCACTTGGGTTCATCCTCTCGTTGAACCAATCGGCCATGGGCAACATCTCGTGCGCTTGCCCGCGGATAGCGTCATTGACAAAGCGCCCAAAGCCCGAAGTCCACTGCAAGGCGCGGAATGTGAACTGCGCAGCGGTCTTCAGAGTACGGTTCCAAAAGAATTTGTCCCAGTTGACTTGGCCCATGAGGTTTTCATTCATGTCCCAGTCGCGGCGACCAAGCTGCCCTCTCGTCACTCGACCAGCGTCAAGGTCTTCGGCGCGGTCGCGCAAACTCTGAGCGTAGTCCCGCAGAAACCCGCCCAGCTTGACCCGGGGAATGAAATACTCAAAGAGCGGCCGGAAGAGGTACTCATTTGCCGCAAAGGCCGCCCGCGGAAGCGCTCCAAACGGGTTACCATCAGCCAGTGCCTGCGTGAAGCCGGTGATGGCCCTGGGTGCTTCGTCCTCATGGAGAGCGATCTTTCCTCCCGACCAGAAGAACTGATCCAGCATGGCGTCGATCTCCGGGAATTCACGGGCGAAAGATTGGCCACGCAGGGTCTTAAGAAAGGTGTTCTTGTCTTCCAGATACTTGATCGCACTTGTACCAGCGCGGTAGCGAGTTATAGCGCCAAAGGGCGACTTGATGTAGGTCTTGGCACCACGCCCGATCGATGCGATGTCGCTGTTCCTGATACCTGTGTTCCAGATTTGCTCCTTCGCCAAGCCAGCTTCGGTGACCGCCGCCTGAAAGGTTTCCGTAACCGCATGGAAAAATGGAACCGCCAAGCGCCAAACTGTTAAATTGTTCTTTGCCCACATCAATCCGCGGCCCAGAGCGAGCCGCTTAATCATGTCAGTTGACAGATAGTTGTTGAGCATCCTGGCATAGTCTTCGCGCATGTACCATTCGCCGCCGACCTCGCGCGGTCCTTTATCGGTCACGATAAGGTGGCGAACCTGAGCCATGGAATCATCCAACCTGGCAAAGCCCTCAGGCGCCTGCTGCCCGCGGCGAACGAAGACCCTGGCGCCTAGATCCTTGGCTTCTTTCCACATGCGGAGCGCGGTAATCTCGCGCCAGCGCATGGCCTGGGCCAGTTCGAACATCTCAATCGGGTTGAAACTGAGAGGCACACCGCCGCGCGTAATGCCTTCTGACATCGTGTCCAAGGTCGAACGGTAGCGATAGCCTCTCGGGCCACGCAGTGGCCGACGACCAACCACGGCACCAGTGCGCAATTCGCGCGGTGTGGGTTCGACCCCGGTCTCCTCGGCTGCCTCCATCTCCGCATCGCTCGGCGGCTTAACTTTCCAGATAACCTGATAGTGATCCTGCTTGTACGCCAGGATGCGCTCGACAAGATCCTTTAGTGGTCCCGGCTCAAGCAGCTCGGGGGAAGCCTTGAAGGTTCCAATGCGCTTGAGGAACTGCACCTTATCAGTCTCTGACAGCTTCGCCCAAGCCCTTTGCGCGCTCTCGTCCATGACGGCGACTTGGGCTTCTGCCAGTTCCCTGTAGGTGCTTCCCCGCGCCATCGTTCCCTTGGCGTCATCAACCCGACGCATAAAGTCGGCCAGTTCCTGGAGGTACGGTTTTGCCTGCGGTCGGCCTAGCTTCATGCGATCGACGAAGTCGGTTTGGGTGGTGCGCGACATGGACTTAAAGAGATCGCGACTCTTGCGCAGGATCACGCCTACAGTCAACTTGCGAGTGGCCGCCTGCTTCTCCCGTTCGCCCAAGAGCTTCATGACGCTGTCCAAGGTCTCAATGGCGGCGCCTTTGCGCGGCATGATGGCATGCTGGAGTTCAGCTAAGGCGGTAGGGAACGAAGCCTTGGCCGCTGTGAGCCTGGGAGCAATGTCGAGTTCATAGAAACGCTGGGCAGCTTTGTAGGCCATGTCCAAGCCAAAGGCGCTGGTATGCATGGCTCCGGTCAATTCATCCAAGTTGCGAGTCAGGTCGGCTTGCTGCTCTTGTAGTTCCGCGAGCCGATTGAGGACACCAGCCTGAGTCCTGGCACTGCGCCCGGCCCAGCGCGGACTGTTCATCAGCGCATCAATCTGACCAATCTTGTTTTCGACGTCGAGGCGCCGGATAACAAGATGGGAATGCTCGAGATCGACACGCGCATCGCGGGCACGGGCTTCTGGCGATGGGTTGGGCGGGGCTGGAGGCTCATATGCCGGCGGAGCTTCCCTTTGCGTTCTGAGCCCCTCAAGACGCTGCAGCCTGCGCATGATCGGCCCTGCAGCCATGTCTGTAATCGCACCAGTAGCTACCAAGGTGCCTAGCTGCCCCATTGCCCCAGAGAAATCCCCAGCCAAGGCACGGGAGACCACGGCACCCGCCATGGGGCCAACCACGGGTACCATGGCCGCGATTTCATGCATGTGCCGGCGTTCTTCGGCATTCTCCCACCAGACGTCAGTGGGCTTTGGCTTCTCGGCTCGAGCCAGTTCGAACTCCCGCTCGGAAGGATCAAGGATGTAACGTTTGGCCGTCAGGGCGATGTGTCTGCCCAGCTCGCCCATACCGGGAATCATGACGCCAGCTTCCTCTGGGGTCTCCGGCTCAGCGCTGACAAGCGACTTGGCTGCCTCGAAGGGGAACTTGACTACGCTCTTGAGCGTTTGCTCGATCTGCGGTAGCGCACCTTGATCAGCGAGAGCTTCGCCGGCTGGCGTTATGGTTGCTCCATACTGGCGGGCCATGGCATGGGGATCCGTTCCAGGAGGAGCAGCAGGAGGAGCAGCAGTGGAGCGCGTCCCGCCAAACTGCGCAGCCAGAGCGTCCTGATCGGTTTGTGCGCCGTTCGGCATTACTTCATTCCCGCTGCCTGCATATAAGCGTTCGCCGCTTCCATCGTGGGGAAGGTGTAGATGGTCTTGCCGTCGGGAGCAAGCACATTAACGCCACCGGTAGGGGGAGGCTGCTGTGTCCTGCTCGTTATTTCCTTGTCAATAGTGGCACCATAGTTGGACTGCGTCGTGTCTTGCGGGATGTCCCCTCGAATTGCCGCTCCTACCGGAACTGGCGGCTTGGTCGGACCCGGAACTTTCAGTTGCCGGCGCCCCTTAATCTGTTCGAGAATCTTCCCTTCCTGCCCGAGTAATCCATCGATTGTGGCCTGCTGGCGCGCAGACTCGGCTTGGGCGGCACCCACTATCACAGCCACCTGAGTCGGATCAACATTGGGGTTGGTTCCGGCAGCCCAGGCTCGAGCATCGGCCATCTTTTTACTGGCGTCAGCAATGTTGATTTGCCTCTCTATAGGAGCGATGGCGACCTTGTACTCGCGCATCTCTGCCGTGGTTAAGCCACTCGTATCCGGGCCGCCGGCACCGGCAGCTCGGGGACGACTGAAGTAAATACCAGCCCGGGCGGCCTCTGTACGGTTCACATTTTCCAGCGCCCTTTGGTTCAATATTGCTTGGGCTCCAGGCTCGTCCCATGATTTGAAGCCCTTGGGTGGTGGAGTCAGCTTGAGCATGGCCTTCTGGTCTTCGAACTTCTGCAAGTCGGTGCCCTTGGCAGCCGGGAAATGGGTTCCGGCCATTTCGAGAATCTGTTCCTGAATCGGAGTGAGGGCACTCTTACCGTCCCAAGGCTGCCCATGCTTTCGTAAGATTTCCATGTCATCGGCGACCTTCTGTTCGGCAGGGCTGTCCTCCTGAATCCCGGCAGGCTCATAGGTTATTTTCCCAGTTGCCGGATTGTAGTAGCCCTGCCAGGTCTTTCCTCCTGATCGAACTAAGCCACCAACAGGCTGGATCAATCCTTGTTGCTTCAACCGATTCTGAAACTCCTGCTGCCGCAAGTTCATTTCCTGCTGTCGTTCCTCGATTTCCTGCGGGTAGTACTGCATCTCCATCTGCAGGCGCCGGTTCTCAAGCGCGTTGCGCATAGAGGTCTCGAGATCCTGCTGCCGCTGGCGGGCACGCTCGATGGCGAGCTGCTGCCCCTGGCCGACGTTTCCGGCCTCCTGGCCGATGCCTCCAAGTACGTTCCAGAAGCCCATTACTAACCTCCTCCTGGCATGGTTGGCTGATAGGAGCTGAAAATATCAGGCATTTGGCCAACACTGTAATCCGGGTTTTGCGCCGGTATGTAAGGCGAGTAACCGGAAACATTCACCCCGGGTGGATAGGTGTATGTTCCTGGCGTAACCCCAGTCGGAAGCAAAGGAGGAGTATTAATGTCTGTCGGCTGCGATGGAAAGTTCTGCCCAGGAGTGCCGGCAGTTCGCTGAGGTGCCCACTGCGACCAGAAGGGGGCAGTGTTAGTCATCCCGGGCGAGAGGCTGCCTGCAGTTCGCAAGGCATTTGACGCCAGGTTGTACGGATCAAACGCCGCCTGCATCGCCAACCGCTGCTCGTCGAATTGATATGGTGCAAGCGTCTGCCCCAGCACCGAACTCATGATGGAAGGCGAAAGCGCCAAACCACGTTCCGCCAACTGGCCTTGCACTTGATTGGTGACGTCTTGAACCAAGCCAGTACTTAACGGCTGCTGCAGCGCGCGGATCCTGGCGGCGAGAGCGGTTGGGTTATTGGCAAGCGCTGCCAGTTGGTTGGCCTGGTTGATGGCCGACGACTGCAAGTTGTAATTGCGTATACCCTGAATGATGTTGCTAGCCACGCCGGCCGCTCCCATGATGCGGCTAACCACCTTCATCAAGTTCTCAAAACCGCTAAGCGGCTGTGCAGCCGACTGTAAGGGCTGAGCACCACCGGCGCCAAAGAAGCCGCCAATATCGCGGCCAATGGTGCCTAAGGCACTGCCCACCGGCTGAAACACCGAGCCTAAAGCTTGAGCAATCGGTTCCATTTATCCTGCTCCTGTGACCTGTGGCTCCCCTTGCTGATCTTGAAAACGCGGCTGAATGCCTTCCCAGAATCCTGGCGCGGTCGAGGCGCCGGTCTGTGGCGACGTGGCTCCTGGCGTAGTCAGGCCGAATAACGACTGCGTAGTCAGCGAGCGATCGCCCATGGCTTGTTGCCAGCCCGAGGTGCCGAAGTTCAATTGCCCAGGCGCACCAATTGCATTCAGGGCCTGCTCGATGTTGTAATCAGGCGCCGTCGCGCCACCCAGTTGCTCCTGCTCGTTAGGCAGTTGCCGCGCCACTGCGGCGGTTTGCTGCTGGCGTAATTGCGCCGCCTGGGCTTGCTGTTGCTGTGTCGCCGTCTGCTGCTGCTGTTGTTGCTGCTGCTGCTGCTGCTGGAGGTAGGCAGCTTGTTGCTGGGCCTGGCGGTTAGACTCGATGATCGAATAGGCCGTTCCACCCACCGTAGCCGCTGCGGCGATGGCTTCGAACAGCGGCACCAGAGCTGCCAATCCTCCCGCCGGCATCTACCACCTCCTCGCCTGTTCCACAGGAATGGCGACGATGTAGCCGGCCAGCGGATTCATAATTCCGCCAGCACGCTGGATGAGGCGCAGAAGCTTCAACTCCTGCCAGCGTTCGGCTGACAGGCAGACCATGATGACCTTGGCATTCATCTCTTCGAGGTCACGTATTACTGCGCGGAGAAGCGATACCATCCAGTTATGCGGAGCATCAGAGGTCGCCGCCAGGCGCAGGAAGCAGGCAGTCTGGCTACCGTATGCCGCGAGCAACGCGGCCTTGATCATGCCATCTTCCTCGACCACCCAAGTCAGTTTGGGATCGAGCTCCAGGCTCACGAATTCCGGCAAGAGGTGACGCACGAAGTCCGAGGGATGGTAATGCCGTACTCGGAGGGTGCTTTCAACCGCTAGATCCATGGCGGCGTCCCCTGCGCGCGAGGCTGGACTTCCCAGCTGAATTCGTGGATCTCGACCGGAAGGTTGATATGACTGGCGATGCCGGTGAGGTCGATGTGTGCGGTGCGGCGAAGATCGCCGAGCTCGAGCCGCAGCTCGAAGTTGCCGCCACCCAGCATGAAGAACTGCCCAGGCAGCTGCTGCCGGTTCGAACCATCGTAGTTAATGACTAAGTTGATGGCGAAGTTTGGTGGCGGATAGGGCGGCATGTTGGAGCTGTAGTTCAAGAATTGTCCACGAATGCTGAGCCGGCGGTAGAAGACTGGCTGATTCGCCGTTTTGCCATAGACCTCAGGGGTGCGAACGCTGAAGCTGATGGGTAGGCCGTCCCAGTCAGGATCGCCGGCCTGGATGCGCCGGACACTGCCATCGTTGAAGCCGCCAGTTATGGTGACCGGAGGAGACGAGATAGCGCGGACTTGTTTAACAACCTCAACCGGCCACGGGAGATCGATAACGGTCCAGCCTTTGAGTACCAAGTCGTAAGCCAGGATGCGGGTGAGGCCCCCATGTTGCGTACCAGGAGCACCCGGAGTGCCGAATTGCGTGATCGTGACAGCGGTATTGCCATCAGCGATGATTGTAACCTCGACGTATTGGTTCTCGGCTCCCTGGGCACTGCCCCAGTAGACCCGCCAGGCAGTGACTCCCGGGATGGTAACAATCTCGAAGATGTTGACGGTGACCGTTAGGGTGAAGAGTTTGTTCCACTGTGTTGGAATGGTGAGGGTAGTCTCGGCGGAAACAGCTACATCTTGGCCGTTGACCACAGCGGTGTAAATGAACCAGTAGGTGCCAGAACCGAGGGGAGACGTGACGTTGGTGTTATAGACTACGCTGGGAGCTGTGAAGCTGACCGGCGGCGGGGATCCCTGTTCCATACGGGGAACGGCTAGAACGTACATGGGTGGGGTGGCGGTCTGCGTTCCCTTCGACAGATAAGCGAACGACCAGTCCACTTGAGCTATGTCTGGCTCGCCGCCAAACAGGTAAGGCCTGATTTCCTCCGAGATCACCCGGTCTCTTACGCCGTCGAATATCGCTATTCCCAGATGTGTGAGTCTGGCCAGTCCGTAGCCGGGGAGAAATTGAATGCTTCGAGGAGCCACACAACCCATATCGGTCTGAGCTTTTTGAATACTGAAGTCCAATGCACCAAACACCCCGATTACCTGGTAGGTTTCAAATTCCTTGAAGACGACGAGGGAGCCGATGGGAGCTATGCCGGATTCGGCGATGGAGTAGGTAGCCAGGCCGGTGATCTGGGTGCCATCGTCCCTGCCGACAAAGGCAACGTTAAGAGGGTTCCAGCTGAGGAGGGTATTAACGTCACTCATCTTGAGGACAGTGGGGCCGTCCTGGTTGTCAGCAGTGGTGTAGGGATAGGTGTTGGCCAGCCAGAGGGATCCTGCGTAGACGACGCCGTGAGCGGCTCCACGGGGAGCAAGAACACTGGGGACACCCGTGTTTTGCCAGATCACGTTAGCGTCGTTGATCCGGCGACCGATAACTTGGGCATTATTCCAGTCAGGGTCGGTTTGAGCGGAGATGCCTGACTGGACTACGGTAAAGGCGTAGTTACCAGGGTTGCCCGAACCGGGGACACTAGGGTTACCTCCAACAGCTGGTTGGACGATGTCTCCTACAGAGTAACTAATCTGGGCTCCCCAAGCTGGGTAAGCAGGTACAAAGTTGTTTTCAATTGGCCCGTTGTTGAGGGTTAAATCGATAGGCGGGACCGTTCCCCCAGGGGGGAAAGGAACGAAGAGAGAAGGATCAGGATAACTGTAGGGAGCGATCCCGTTCCCGAGACACATGACGATCTGGTTGGTGAATTGAAGCATCTGGGGCAGCGGACCCACTGCACCTAGGATGCCGCCACAGGACGTGACCCCGGCTCCTGCTCCACCGGCCCCCGTGGAGCCGCCACCTTGGCCGAGCGACCAGCCCAGCGGTGGCAGATAGGCAGGAGGAAAGATATTTAACACGTCATTGGGGCTGCCTTGGTCAGTGTAGGAGCCTTCGGGAATTTTCCAGAAAACCGTGGCGTAGCTTGAGGTATTAGGATTTGAGGTGAAGTGGATGACCCCCAGCTGGCTGTCCGGTACGTTGTCGGTGAAGCTGGGAACATTGGTTGAGCCTGCGAATTGGGCGAAGTTGCCCCCAGCCCGACACCGCCAGACGTTGTATCCGGCTGCTCCCCCTACTGGGGCCCAGGAAAGTTGCGCTAGGTTGCCAGGATGCCAGTTGGCTGGGGGACCGTTGGGTGGGGTGAAGTCGGGAGGACGGATGCTGATGCCAGAAGTTTGGCCACCAAAGGCGTCAACAACGGTGATGATCCAGAAGTACTCCAGAGGAGGGTAGCTGTTGACCCAGATCACGCTGCCGTCGGAGATCTCGTCGCCTACCTGACCGGCGGATGCCCAGTTGGGCTGGGTAGCGCCTGAGACGCCGGTCTGAATGCAGACAAAGTAAGAGGTGCCCACCGGGATGGTGACGCTGACGCCGGTGATGGTGATGGTGCGGTCGGTGAATGGATAGACATCGGCACCGTTGGCCCAGGCCATGTAGACGCCGAAGTTGGCGTTGTTGAGGTCGGCTGGGCTCCAGCCGGTGGTCTGGGTAAAGGTCCGGCTGCCAGAGATCCCGATGGATGGAGTGCTCTCATAGAACAGGGGGCCAAAGGGTTGACCGTTCTTGAGGAAGCCGATCCACATCTGAGGAAGGCTGGTGGTGTCGCCTTGAGGCCAGGCCGGGACGATGGTGTAGTTGATGGTGACGGTGACGTAGCTGATGTTGGCCGACGGAGCTACGTTGAACCCGAAGCCGGTCATGTAGAGCCAGAAGGAGTGGAAGAGGGTCTGGGCCCAGTTGCTCGTCCAGCTGCTGTTCGTGACCCCGGCTACGATGGTCCAAGGACTGGCGGAGGACAGGTTCTGTGTAGGAGTGACGTTGGCGGCGACGGTAGGGGGTAAGCTGCCAACCCCGGCAGGTTGGATGACGGAGTGGAAGCCCAGAGGACCACTGCTGCCTTGGTAGGCGGTGTTGGGAGTCCAGGCGGCAAGGGAAAGAGGGAGACCTAAGTTTCCACCGGGAACCCCGTTGATCTGAACCGTGGCCGGGTTGACGTCCTTAAGCTGATAGGTGGAACCCTTGGCTGTTTGTAAGCCGACAAGATAACGGGTGACCTGGTTAGGGGCGTAGAGGTAGAGGTCGAGCCAGGGGCCCTGGACGCCAGGGGTAGGGGGATTGCCTAGATAGCTGCTGAGGATCAGGCTGCCATCGCAGAGACGCAGGCCTCCACGCTTGGTCAGAACGAGGTTGGAGACACGGGGAATGGTGCCTTTGGGCTGGGCCACGATAGGCGAGGCAGCGTTCAGACCGCGAATGAAGTTGCGCTGTTCTACCGATGCCAGCGGCAACTCTTGCCGGGTGAGTGGCACTCACAATTCTCCTTAGCGCCGCCCTTTGCGGTGCGCGTGGGTGGTAGCGCGTTGCTGATGCGTGACCACGTTGCGGGCCCTGCCGCCGGCCTTGCGACCGGAAACCGAGAATGGCCGGGTCATTGCTTGTCTGGGCCGTCCAGTACGTCTCACTGCCATAATTCCTCCTATTGAATGATCCACCCTCCGCCAAGCCCTGGCGTGTAAATCTCGTTGTTCATGCCGCCGCGGGAGCCGACCTGCACAGGTCCCTGCAAAGGCGGTTTATTCTGTCTTGCCATGTCGTCGGCGTAGGCCAGGAACTCTTTACGCTTTTGCGCCGCATCGGATTTCGCGCCCTGGAAATCGAGCGCTTTCGCGTCCATGTAAATCGGCAGGCATTCCGCCCAGCCGTCAGGGATGGTAAGGGTGATGTTACTCATACCTGGAGCGTAGGTGTTGGCCATGCGGTAGCCGCTGATGCGGACGTTAAGCTCCTCAACGGTTGACCCGGCTGGCCACCCCACGTTGATGCGGGGGTCGTTTGAGCCGTAGTAGATCCAGCTGCCCCCTACGTAGGTGCCTCCCAGGCCGCGGCGGACCCCGTAGAAGGTGTTGCCGCTGAAGCCGCTGTAGGCAACCACTTCTTCCTGGCTGCCGTTTGGCCACATGACTCCACCAGTGCTGGGAGGGGTGATGCGGGCGAGGCCAAAGGGCAGAACCCAACCCCCTGTCGAGTTGACCGTGAAGGTGGTGTCGAACAGGGCGATCGGGGCGGTGGTTACCGAGGAACCGGAGGTGCGGTTGGGTTGGGGGAAGATCTCGATCTCGCTGTACTCGGCCTGACGCATAGTCACGCTGAGGGCGGAGATAGCAGTGATGGCGTTGCGGTAGAAGATGTCGGTGCGCTGGCCTTTGAGCATCTCCCAGCCATCAAACCAGATCTTCGAGACCTTGATCCACTTCTGGTGGAGGTTGTAGTGAGCCTGGCCTCCTACCGTGGCTACGCCGGTGGTATCCAGGATGCCGCCAGCTTTGACCGCAAGCAGATTAAGGGCTTCGTTCAGCCAGCGGAACATCGTCGAGGCGTTGATCAGGCGGCCGTCGGTATCGGGGAGGTAGGCAGAGGAGCGCTGAGGTGGAACACCAGGTACCGGAGTCAAGAACTGTCCCTGACCACCTGACAAGACAATAGGACTGCTAACGTTATTGAACTCCAGGTAGGAATCCTGCTGGCCGCTGCCCAGCCAGCCAAGGTAGATGCGAACGGTTAACTTGGGGCTGACGTAGCTGAAGTTGGTTCCGTAAGAGGGTGGGCCCCAGTTGATCACCATGGTCTGGTTGCCCGGGGTAAGGGTTACCGAGACCTCGTTGGATGGTAGAGTCTCACCCCATGGCGTCAGCATGGTAAGAACTAGATAGTAGGTGTTGGGGTTGAAGGTGCCCCCCGCCGCTGCGGTTACCGCCCCTAGTCCAGGAGGAGGCAGCACCTGAGGAGGGTCAGGGATTGCCTCACGGGCACTCATTATCACATCACCTACATACGGCATTACGCAGCTCTCTTTCCTCTGGCCCGGCTAGCACGCTTGGCTTTGGCGCGACGACCGCGCCGCCCACCGCGTATACCCAGCATACGTTCTTCCGGCCGTTTTTCTTCTCTCACATAGGCGGGTTCAGTCTGATTTTCCTCGAGCGAATCTATCGTGCGACGTGCCATCACAATCTCCTTCCTGGGCGGCGGCTGGGCTTGCGTCCGGCACGATAATCCGGGCCCACGGTTTTGATGCCCTGGCGTTGACGCATGCGGGGATGCATCACGCCACGAAAGCGGAACTTCGACATTCTGGCCATCAACTCCTCCGACCACCGCGACGCCGGCGGCGGGCTGCGATGGTTCTCATGGCTTTGGCAAAGGCAGCGCGCCTGACTTTCGTAAGCGACCGTGACTTCAATCCGCGGGAGACCTTCTTCGAAGTCGCTTTTCCAAAGGCGCCTTCGGTGCCTCGCCGTTTCATGGAAGCGCGGGCACGCTGCAAGAAGAACTCCTTCTTCGCCATGGCTAATTCGCTTCCTCATGCACTATGATGCGCACACCCAGCTCTGACACCTCGACGTGCCAGGTGCAGGGGCATTCCAACTTGAGCACATGACCTTCTCCGATGTTGCCAACCCGGTTACAAGGCGCCACATGAACCAGGTAAGGATCCTCGGTATTGAAAACCCCCCACATCATCACGCCTCCTTACTAAAAAGCCGAGCCGGAAGGATAGCCGGCCCGGCAGTTGTGCTCGCCAAGGAAGCAACGTCTCATCCCACAGCGTAAACCAACTCAACGTCGGTCGCCGTTCCGCCGGTTGTATTGGCGGTGATCGACGTCAGATACAGGTCGGTCATAAACTCGAACAGGCGTTCTGAATCGCCGGTAGCGGGAAACGTAACCGAACCAAGCAGGTTAACCGTATTCGTGCCGTCGGTGCCGGTGACGGAGGTAATGGCGCCGCCCGCGCCCGTGATCTTGATGCGGATCCTGCCGCGTGAAGCCGTAGGCTGCAAGTTAGCAGTGCCGTTGGGTACACGCACGGCACCTGAGGCGACCGAGCTCCCGGTCGCCGTCAAGCTGTTGGCATAGTAGTTGGCCGCACCGATGCCAGGAACCTGATCCCTTAATGAACGAAGCCATGCCATGAGTGATTGCCTCCTACGTAAGATTGGTCAGCTTGACCGACATGCGCGGTGAAAGATTGACGACGTTCCAAGTCAGATACATCGTCGAGACAATGGTGCGCTGATTCGTGGGTTTGATAAACGGTTCCACCGAGAAGTAGTCCAATTCATGAAACGTGGGGAAGATGTACTTTGTGTTTAGCAAATACGCCGTGTTAGCCGGGGTAAAACGGTCGGCCATCACGATGGCGTTGTTGTACATGAAGTGGTAGCGGAAGCCGGTCTGCAGGGCGGTTTCGTCCTGCTCTAAATCGACAAAGCGGATCAGCTGAGTAAAGTTGTTTTTAAAATTGGCGAAGCGGGTGTTGTCCATGACCAGCAAGTCCGGCTCATCGTAGCCATAGACCACACTCTGATAGGCCTGCTCGGCAATGTTGGCGGTGAGGGCAACGTTATTGGCAGAAACCGGAGCAGCCGGCAGCCACCAGGAGTTAGCAGCGAGAGCCCGCGAGATGCCTGCGATGGTGTTGGTGGTCTGGCCTACCCAGCTGTCAATGTCGTCCACATCGAGCGAAGTATTCTGCGGAGCGGTATGCCACAGCGCGCGCGACAACTTCATCATGAACGAGCCAGTGGCGATCTGATATTTCGAGCGAATCAGATCGAGGGCACCAGCGCCGCCGCGGTTCAGCACCACATCGGTGATCGGGATGGCGATTGACTGGCGATAGAATTTCCATAACTGGTTGGCCGGCTGCACGGAATCGACGATGGTGGTGTCGAGCAGCTGGTTGCCCCAGTAGGCGCCGCCGGTCATCTCCTCCATGGTGAGCAAGGCGTACACCAGCTCGCCGCCCGAGAACTTCTTGCCATTCCTCGTCATGGCCCACAATGTGGGGCTAGGTACCAGTACCTGGTCGCCCAAGATCGGGATGAGATATTTTGTAGTTATGGCATTGGCGGTGTTCAGCAATGCAACCGGCGGTTGTTGTAGTCCAGTTCCCTGCGCACCACTTGGTGAGACCGGCATAGTTAACTCCTACTCTGTGGGACTACCACAATGTGGTACTAAACTTCTCCCGCATGAAACATGCTAGGATCTCTCGAGGCCGCCGCAAAGGCTTCGTCCAAGGTCTTGGCCCGCTGCACACCGTTCATCAGCTTGTCGAGGCGCGCATTGTCGAGGCCAGGAATATCAAAGGCTCCGCCGGGCCGCGGCATCATGGCGGCCGCATCGCGCTCCTTGAGTGCGTCGGTCTTGCCTTTGTCATAGGCCTGCTTGGTCTCATACTCCAGCCGCGCCGGCGTGGTCATCTGGTCGTAGGCGCGGTTGAGATCGAGGATGCCGTTAGGGCGGGCAATGCGGTTGTCGGCAGCGTATTTGTAGAGCGTCTCGGCAGTCATGTCCTTGGGTGCCCAAGGATCATTGCGGGCCTTGATGTCAGCCGTCGTGCGCTGGTAGGTGTCGCCCAGATAAGTTGAGCCCATGGTGTTGAAGGTCTCATTGATCTTCTGCAGGCGCTCGTCCATGGCTTTCTGGTACTGATCGAACTTGTCCAAGATGTCTTTTTGCGATTTGGACAGGCGCTGGTAGACAGGGTCGGACTCGAGCACATCCTCGATGGCATCACGGTTCTCGCGCGGGGGTTTTCCCTGCTTGAACTGCTGTTCCCACAAGGCTTTCTGCTGCTCAAAATCCTTGCGCTGCTGCTCGAGCGTGAGGTAGTTCTGGGCAACCGTAGTCTCGGCCACTTTGGTCGAGTGCTCGCGCTGGGCGATGTCCTGCAACTGCTTCTGGACGGAGTTTTCGGTGGCCGCGTTATAGGCGCGGATATCGCCGAGAAGCATGGTCGAGCCATCGGCCAAGGGGATCGCCATCTCATCGGAGTAATTCTTGGTGTCTTTCAGGATCTTGGCCCAATCGGCTTTTTGTTGTTTCTCAGGCATTCAATCTCCTACATCGTCCACGGCGGCATGGCGCCCTGAGGCGGCTGGCCGGGGAACATGCCTTGCCCGGCACCAGTGCCCGGTTGCAGTGCAGCAATGGATCCCCCAATAGGCGTAGACTGCACCGCATTCTGCGTCTGCGAGGCATTGTTGATTTCCTCAAGCAGCTTGTCTGCGGCAGTGACCATGGCCGAGATGTGCTTGGTGGTGTTGGGAATCACCATGGCGATATGCGGAACGATGGTGACCAGCTTCTGTTTCATCTCCGAGATCATCCGTCCGATGGCGCCAGGATCGGCGCCGCCAAGCTCAGCCAGGCGGGAGCCAAGCAGCTGCGAGACCAGTTGCGGGTTCTGGGCCTGCCCGCCGGTAATGCCGCCTTGCTGCATGGGGGAGGCTCCGCGGCCGGCGAGCTGATCGATGATGCCGCGCGCCATAGCACCGGCCATGGGATCGCCGGCACCGCCAGGACCAGGCGGGGGCATACCACCCGGGAATGGCATCGGCATAGCCGCCATTAATCGTCACCTCGGATGGAGCCAGGAGCATTGCCGCCAGGGCAGTAGCCGAGCGGGTCAGCGGGAGCGAATTCCGGGGGATTGAAGACGTCGGGGCCGACATTGGGGCCCTGCTTGGGTTCGGTAAGCGGGGTAATGAAATCGGCATCGAAGGTGGACTTGGTGCGAGTTCTTTCCGAGCGTGTTCTACGTGCCATGAAACCTCCAAGGAAAAACGGAAGACCCGCGAACGCGCCACCAGACGCGGATCCCCCGGTTCGGAAAAACCCTACTTACGGCGGCTACGGCGGCGGCCACGACGCCCGCCACGGTTCTTAATTTCTTCGTTATAAAGCATGGTTCACACTCCCTTCCCCAACCCTCAAGCTGGAACATTCGCAGGCGGTTCCGAAGGGAAGCAGGTACGTCACGCCCGTGAGCTATATGCCTCTTGTTCCAGGATGCTCGCGGCTTGGTTGGTGAGAAAGGGAACAAAACGGTCAGTACCCTCGAAACGGCGCCAATCACTCTCGTGGATAGAAAACTCCACCTTGTGGCCGTCGAGGGCAACATTGACTATGCGCCACTCACCTTCCTTGATTCCGAAGCCGCGATCCTTGAGGAACTCCAGACACATCGCTGCCCTACAGCGTGGGACGTTCGCTAAGTCATTGTCAATGATGGAGTGATGAGGTTACGGCGTACGACCCAATGTAGGCGGGCGAAGATTCTGATGGAGCATACGGTCATAAGCATCAGCGTTTTCTGCAGAATCGAAGATGCCGAGATGCTGACCGGTTTTGCGATACTGGTCCATGATTTCTTGCGAATTCTGTAACAAGCGTCCGTCGGGCGTCACCGAAGGCAGGAGCAGATAGCCTTTGTCGGTTCCCAGGATAGTGGTACGCAAAGTGGAGATCGCGCCTTCCGGGCCGGGCATATTGTGCATGATGCGGCGCTCGTAGGGATTCAAATTACCGCGCGTCAAGAGGCCGATGGTTCCAGGGTAAGGCGGAGCCGGGGGCACGAACTGGCGGACCATGGATCCTACCGCCGGCTGAATTTGTGTGGTTTGACCGGGAAAGAAGGGAGAGGTAGCCGGGGCGTAGAGATCCTGGTTTTGGGTTCCGGCGAGGGTTCTGGCCAAGGCATCAGGCATTGAGTTTGATCCACCACAAGCGTCGACCGTGAGAGCTCTGCCAGGTGGTAATGCCGAAGGCGGTGAAGGTGCCATCCTTGCACCAGCGCAACACGGTAGGACGTGGCCGTTCGATGCGGCGGGCGAACTCGGCGACGGTGAGCCAGGATAAGGGATCGAGCAACCAGGGCTCGATTTTATCGGCCACCGCGGCGGACTCGGGCCATGGCTTCAAGCGAGCGCTCGCTTTCCAGACGATCGGCGATTTCATTGGAGTGCGGCACGCGCATCCACTCCAAGGCGGTTCTGTCATCGACCATGTGTTTGTCTTTGAGGGCCAGAGCCAGTTTGTTCAAAGCCATCTGGCTTATCGGCTGAATCGATCCAGGATCGAGCCAGAGCTGCCACTCATCGGCTTTGTCGATGCGTTCCCAGGGAATCAATTGAAATTCGCCGGAATAGTCAGGAGCATAGTGGCCGGGGTTGAAGTGGGCCATCAGGACGAACAATTGGTCAGCACATTTATAGACGGATTCGGCTAGCAGTTTAGCGCGCAAGCGGGTAAGACTCTGGGCATGGAAAATGGCTTCGCTATACAGATCGACGGAGACGTTGCCGGACCCTTGTTTCCCCTGACGGGAATCGGGAAAGCCCTGGAGCTGCTGCTGCAGCTGCAGCAGGAACTTGGGGTACTCGATAAACTGCGGGGGAAAGGGCTTCGGCAGGGTGAGCTGGGGGTAGCGAGCATTTGCGTTTATGATCCGCAGCTCGCCTGGCAACCCGCCAAAATCTTCCGCTGTAATGCCGGTGGAGGCGTCGATGAACCACACGCCGTTATTGAGCCTTACCGCATTTTCAAAGGCCTGGACGAGCATGCGCTGAGCAGTTTCCTGGAGATTCTTCGAAACGCGAATTGGCGGGGGGGCGTAAAAACTGTTGAGTGGTGGCAACCCGCAGACGCGGGTCAGCGGGAATTTCTTTCGCGGATATGGATTATCGCCATCGAACAGGGTGAGCTCGTCGGCGTCGACAATCATACGTCCGTTGGGGTACTTCTTCTCAAACTTGGCGGGAACTATCTTGTCGACCCCATTCCCATTTCCCCCGTACTGTTTCACCACATCCTGCAAAGTGGGATCAAAGATAAACGTGGTACGCAGCTTAAGGCGGCCATCGCCGATACCGATTTTCTCTTCCGGCATGGTGCCGGCGGCAGACATAGGACCGGGCGGCATGATCAGGTGCGGAGATAAAGTCGTGGTTGGTTTGGCTTCTTCGATCAGCGAAGGAGGCGGAGCATCGACCAGGAAGCCGCGCTGGGGGTAGAGATCGCGGATCTGGTTCGGGTAGAGGCGATCGACGATTTGAACGAAGTACCAATCCTGGTCATCGGTGGCGGCGGGATCGGCGTAGACGGTCTCGGGGTCACGTGACTTGAGCCAGACCTTGCCGCGGCCGGAATTGGCCAGCCGGTCGTAGCCGGCCTGGAGATAACCGTTGCCGGCCAAGAGCGACCACAGCGAGGCGTACATGATCTGGATATTGAAGAAGCCGTCGCGCCAGGTATTCTGAAAAACCTTCTCCCGTTTCTCGTCGCGCACCGCCTTGCCATTCTGTTCCTGGGTGATATAGATGACGGGCTCGGAATCGGCGAGGTCGGAGGCCTCGGTACACATGTTCATCTGCAATTGCGGGATCTCGAGCCGGGGGCGGAAGGAAGGCGCGCGCGAGGACTGGTTGACGGTGAGGTTATAAAAATCGCGGGCATCGTTAAAGAATTCGTCGCCCAGAAAAGTTCGACGATAATCGCCGGCAATTCTCTGCAGCTCGTCCAGCTGGCGGATCAGGTAATTGGATCCCTGATCGGAGACGGAGCGGCGGGTATTGCGGCGAACGACGGGCACTTAGGTTGCCTCACCGAGGACAATCTCACCTATTTCCCCCATGACTTCCTTTTGCAGCTCAAAGCCAAACATCGCGAGGATCTGGGGCAGGGGCGTGTGCTCGGCGATCTGGGGATGCTCTTCGACCCACTGGGTGGCGAACTGGGCAATGGCTTCATGCGTCATCTTCGTCCTCATCTTTATCTCGATCTACCTTATCCCATGGAATCAGGCCTTCCGAGGTCAGAATGCCATTCGGATCGATGATGACGTCGGGCTCATCGTGCCCGCTGGTAATTCCTTCATAAGCTTCTTCTGGTGTCATCAATTCACCTTCTCTTTGGGTTCTGCGAGTTGACCACTCAACATGCGCTGCACCTCCTCGAGCGCGGTGTGGCCCTGGTCATCGATTCTGCCTTGGAGGTGGAGATCGGTTTTGCGCAGCGTTTCGATGACGTTTTCGAAGGCGACGAAGTGAGAGGTGATCAGGGGGACAGAGTTCTGGGGATTGGAGAGGTCATCCATAAAGCCGCGCCAGGCCTGGGAGCGATTCTTTTTCTGCTGGCGATGGAAGTTTCCCATCAGCCGCCAGAGTACTTTCGTTAGACCGGTGAGTTGCGGCTGGTCCTCAGCCTGGTCGCTCCGGTCAGGGGCTCGACTTCCTCGCGCATCTTGCGGGCCTGCTCCCGCAGTCGTTCCTGCTCGGCTTTGCGGCGTTCCAGTTCCGCCAGGGTCTCGTCGGAGTGGATCTGATGCTGTTGAGCCATTGTCTGGCTTTGGTGCTGTTCGGCCCATTGCTGTTGCTCCCCGCGGCGCACGCTATAGATCAACGTCATCTCAGGCGAATACTTGAGCAGGAGTTTATTGCCATCGACAAAGACAACGCAAGTATCGCCATCCTGAACGTTCATGACCTCGTCAAACTCGAACTCCAGCACGCCGCCGTTACGGGCGGCAAGGGCGCAGAGATAGGATTGCACCTGATCGTTGAGGGGGCGGCGGAGGAATTGCTCTTTGAACTGGTCTTTACTGGTGGGTTTCATGTTTCAGATGCCCTCCAAGCGGTCGCGCGAGATCTTCTGTTTGATGGAAGCCATGATTTTCTGGTGATGCTGGATGAGCGCCTGATCGACGTCGTCTTTATAGCGCATGGGCACATCGATCTGGGTTTCATCGGCCAGCAGGTTCTTGGTCTCAAGAGCACGGGGCGGGGCCCACTGCTCGCAGCAGATCCATCCCACCAGGGCGGATATAAGGATGTCGTCGTGACCGCGCTTGACCTGCCAGCGGAAGTCGTCGGAGCGTTCGCAGGCATCCATCTGGCGAACCAGAGCCTCGTCGCGCACGAAGACGCGGCGTTCGCGGATGGCGGAGCGAAAAGCGTCCATCATCATGGGTCTGGTACGCATGGTAGTTTCCCAGCCGAGGGCGACGGGGGCTTTGGCAGGCCGGACTTTGTCGTCTTTATTGCGCCATCGATATAGGTTTCCATAGTGGTAACGGTCGCGCAGCACGGTCTGAGCCCACAGGCCAAGATTGCCGGTAAGTTCGATTGAAACCATCGCGGTGTTATAAGCTCTTCCCAGTCGGTCCAGCCAGTCCGCGAGCGTTTCTGGATTGATACGCGCGCACACCCGGGCTGTTTGGTTACCCGTACTTCCGTTCCACACGACCACCGAAGCGAAATCGCCCAGCTCGTCGGCGTCGACTGCCTCGCCAGGAGCGCGGAGACCACGCGCAGCATCGGCACCGATGTAGTACCAGTTTTTTTCTTGTGGGAGTTCCCAGACGTGGAGCTTGATGTATTCGCGGGTGACGTCATGTTCGAATTCTCCCGGGATAAAGCGCATGCCATCGACATCGCGGCGGATGGTGCCGACCATCATCGGCTTCTGAATTGTCGTATCACAATATTTGAGCTCATGGTCTTCGAACACCGGATCGCCGGTTGAGACGAAGGCCTCCTCCGCGGTCGAGGGGTACTCCTGATGAAACAAGGAGACCAGGCCTTTGCACTCGGTTTCGATGGTCAGCCGGCGCCATGCCAGCTGCCCCTTGGTGCAGTTGAAGCGCGTGATCAGCTCGCGCTCTTCATCGTCAATGGGCGCGTCCTCGGCCCTGCGCGGGTCGGCGGTGCAGAGCGGGTCATCCATCCAGGGCAGGAAAACCGGAACGTATTCGGAGCGGCCCTCAACCGCGTTCGACCAGTAATCGTAGAAGTGCTCGCCGGGCCCGACACGGCCCTGGGCTGTCGACTCGATGATGATGATGGAATTGAGATCGCGGGGCACCATCGGCAGAAGCGACGAGAACGACTCCAGGCTTGGATAGTAGGCGGCTTCCGACATGTGGAGGAAACTCATGCCCAGGCCGCGGCCGCCTTCGACCGAGCCGGCGGTAGAGATCTCGAGCTGCGACTCGCCATCCGCGTGCGGCACGGTGATCAAATGCTGGGTATGCGGCGGCATATTCAGCATCGCCGCGAGACTCTGACAATGTGGCAGGTGGCGGTTGACCAGGTTCAGCGGCACCTCGAACAAACCTTTTGAGGACTTGAACTGGTGGGCAACGATCAGGCCCTTGGCGCCGTCGCGCGAGAGCGTCTGGCAGAGCCCGAGAGCGTCAGCGTAACTACTGATGCCGACTCTTCTGGCCTTGACCACGATGAGCCTGAGCAATTGGCGTTTCTGCTGCAGCTCGACGAGCTTGCTATGCACCGCGGTCTGGTTGTAGTTGAGCTTGAAGGGCACCAGGCGCCGCGAGAAGCGGTCTCTGATAGGCAGCTTCGCGAGGAATGACGGGACGGTTTCGAGGTCGAGCATCAGAGTTTCGGATCCTGCTTCTTGAAGAACACCAGCCAGACGAACAGTCCGACAACGATGACGATGGCAATGCTCAACCCGGTCATGTTTTAGCCAGCGAGAGGATGCCGTATTGCGACTGGTTCTTGCGGGCCACGCATTCGGCGGAGCAGTAGAAGCGGTTATACATGATGGCGGTCTCGGGATCGCGCACCGTCTCGATACTGGTCGGGTTGCCGGGAATCGGCTTGTTGCATACCACGCATACCTGCTCGGCTTTCTGTTTCGACAACCGCTGCTCGATGATCTGCGCGCCCTGCTGCATGTCGGCGCGCATGTCGGCCAAAGTCCTGAGCGCCTGCTCCAGGCTCATGCGCTCCCAGTCATCCTTCAGCTGACGCTGGCGCTCATAGCGCGCCTTGATGGCCTCCCGCTGCTGCGAGCGGCTGGGGGCGTGGTTGGTCGGCTTGGTCATTGTGGTTTCCCTGACAATTCATTCCCCAACGACTGGTAACGAATCAACTCCCTGCCCTCAGCCATCTCTGATTTGGTCATTCGATACTTCATGGGCAAAGCCAGCCAGCACATATCAGACATCTGTTTGGCCTGCTCGGGAGTAATGCCTGTATGGCCTTGGGATATGAGCCAGAGATATTTGGCGACAGTGCGTAACGCCTTTTGCTGATTGGTCATGGTTGACCAACCTTCGCCGGTATGAAGTATCTGGGCCGGGCTTCCCACGCGCGCTCTCTTCGTCTGCGCTCCTCCTGGCGCTCGAGCGCGACCTCCAGCCGCGAGGCGCCTTGCAGCGTGGGTTTGGAGAGGATGCGGACAAACGGACAGCGCTTACAGCAGAAGGCCCAGTGGCGGTCGTTCTCCGCCTTCAGGTAGAGCTCGATCGAGCAGCTCGGACAGTGCGGGATATCAGACATCGTCAGACTCCCAGGATGAGAGAAGCTGGTTGCGGTAGCGGGCTTTCATCGCTTTACGCGAGCGCAAAGCGAAGCCCCAGGAGCGGCGGCCCCTGGGATCGCTGAGATTGTATTCCCGGTAAAGCGGCAGGGTGAGTGAGCGGTTGGGATCCAGAGCCCAGGCATTCATGAAGGCGCGGCGTACCCCGCAGCGCTCAGCATATTGCTGGATATAGCAACCATATTTCAGGGCAGCCTGTTGTTCCAACCGTTCAAACGCATGATGAAGACAAACCGTGGCCCGGGCGTGGGCGTAGAGTGGGCAGCCGGGCACCTGGCAGGGCCTATGGGGATGAGTCAGGAAATAGCGGACCCTATCAATGCGGCAGAATCTGTTATTGCACTGATAGCAGCGCACCCGATCCTTCAACCGGGCCAGCTCGTGCGGTAGAAACCAGCGCCGACAAGAAGCGCACTTGGATTGCGGAATGCCCCTGCGGTCAGGATCCAAAAAGGCGTCCCGGCTCTGCTTCAGTATTGGGATGCGGCCGGAGTCTCTTGCCCACTGGGTTTCTCCCCTTTTCCGCCGTTCCCGCCAGACGCGCTCGATTTCTTCAATTGCTCGCGCTTCGCCTTTTCTTCCTCGAGGACCTCTTCTAAAGCAAGCCGCATCGCGGGGGGAATCGGATTCGGCGCCATCTCCCCAGGATACTGCTTGGGTGCCGCCTCCGGCTCTTGTACCTTTCCCCGCTTGACCTTGCCCTTGCCCTGGCAAACCATACATTCGCCGAAGTCCGTTATCCCGCCAGTTACGCCCATAGAGGTCCGCGTTCCTGAGCCCCCGCACCCCGGACACACGATCTCTTCCTTCGCCTCTTTTTGCTTTTCCTCGAGCTTCTTCTTCTCCTCCTCCGCGTCCTTCTTCGCCTGCTCCTGCTGCGCCTTCTCCATCTTGTCTAGCTCCGGCGTCTTGGGCTTCTCCTCCTCGCCATTCGACTGCCCCGCCGCCTGCGGGGACGAAGAAGATTGCTCCTGCTTCTCGTCCTGCTCCATCGTGTCCGGCATTTTCCGCTCCTCCTCTTTCTTCTCTCTCTCTTTTTCTTTCGGTGGTTCTGGTGGGGTGGGTTCGGGCTTCGCTTTCGGCTTCTGCTTCTGAGGCGTCGGGGAATACGGCTTCCTGAATTTCGGCATGACTCATTTACTGGTTCTTCTCTGACTTCTAAGTTCCATCACTTCTACCCCGTCAGCATAGCTGCGCCTGACATTGAGATCCGAATGCCTCGCGCCGAACGTCTCAAATACCTGCGCGATCCCCGTCGATAACCCCGTCTGACGGTCCCAGCATACCGGACACGGCCCCTCACCTGCCCCCAGGGAGTTAATTACCCCCGTCCCCCCACAGCGCCCGCACCGGTCCCCAAACGACTGTATCTGCTCTACCCGCTTCGATTGAATGATCCGTGTCATTAGCGCTCGTTCGTTCCCTCTTACTGCTTCTGGGGCCTCGAGCTTGGATCCTGACGGTAGCGCTGTATCGCCGCCCGCCCCTTCGCCGCGTTCTCCCGCACCGCCGCCGCCTTCCGCGCCGACCGCTGCTCCCCACCCTTCGTCCCTACCTCGTGCAGATAGTGACGTACCTCCTGGCTAAGCGGCTTCGGGGTGGCCGCCTTCTTCCCCTTCTTTTTCGTCGTCGTCATCATCCTGCCCGTCTTCTCCCTCTCCCTCTTCCTCTTCGTCCCCTTCTCCCTCTTCGCTCCCCTCTCCCTCTTCCCGCTTCGCCGTGTGGATCACTACATCCACGTTCCCGTACCCCGCTACTACCTCTACCTTCACTACCTCTACCTCCGCCGGCACACTGTAACTCGCCTTCGGCGGCATCTGGTTCGGCTCCGACCGCGCTACCTCCTCCTGCTTCATCCCCCCTCCACTCTCCCCCGTGCTCCGCTGGTATACCCTTACGTTGTCCAAGTCGTCTTCTCCTTCGCGCCTTTTTCGGTTCTTATTATGCCCTCTGATTGGCTCCTCCGCCACATCAAACTAATGGAATCCTTCCACCCTGCCGCCTACCCCGACCCCGGCTACGGCTGGTCCCGCCCTACCATCGGCTGGGGCCGCACCGAAGGCGCCTACCAGGGCGAAACTACTACCTTCGCCCATGAACACCGCTGGCTCGTCGATAAGCTGGACTACCTGTCAGACGCCATCGTCGAGTTGCTCCCACACGTCCACCTCGCCTCCAACCAGCTCGACGCCCTCACCGCCCTCGTCTATAACGTCGGCCTCGGAAGCCCTGATCTCAAAAATAAGCCCGGCTTCTATCGAAGCAATATGCGCGCCAAACTCCTTTCCCGGGATTTTCCCGG